ATGGAGCAGATAATCGAAACAATCAAGAAAATAGAAAAGGCACGTACGGCACTTCGTCAAGCCATAGTAGATAATGAGATTGCTACTTCTCCTAAATTGAAGGACTTAAATCTCATTCCGAAGATTTACAAAGTGTTTGAGGAATTAAAGGGAAACGAAATAAAGGTAAACGACCGCAAAGAGTTTATCTTCGTTGTCATCTACCTTTACTCTCCTAATAAATTCTTTGGTGGTAAGATGCCGCAAGGTCTTAGACGTGCCATCACCAAAGCTACCAAAGTAACCTGCGCAAGCGTTATTTCAGCAACCTGCACGGAGTTAATGGTACTGTATACCACCTATGCGGATTTTCGCCAAAATGTTGACGAGCTTATGAATAAGATTTTACTTTCTATGGACTTCTAATACTTTGCCCAAGTTAAAAACAACCTGTTCGGCAACCCACTCAAGCGGATTTCCGTCTTTATCCGTTCCATCTTCATAGATAATTGGTTCGTTGTTTTCATCTAAGAATATTCATTCTTTTTTTTTATTAATTATACTTTTTCAAACTTGATTGGCTTCCCACAATGAGGGCAAATAATGGTGTTTGATGCGTCCTTTTCGTCTGCAAAGAACTCACTTACATTACAATTAATAGCATTTGCAATGCGCTCCAATGTGCCAACTGTTGGGTTACGGCTCATATTTTGGCTAAGTGTAACCCTTGAAATTCCCATTTTCTTTGCTACATCTTCTATTGTGTAGCCGCGCTCTTTTATTACCTTTTTTATATCCATATTACATGTTGATTATAAACTACACTGCAAAAGTATAAAGAAGAAATGAATAATGCAAATATTTAGGCGTTTTGTTTGATTAAAATCAACCTTTTGTTAATTTATGTAATATTATAAACATAAGTAACCCTTATTTGCTAACGTTTATTAAAATCATACACTTTTTTGCGCAAAACATTTGTTTTGTATGATTATAGTCATTACATTTGCATTGTGATTAAGAAACAAATATAAAACTATTAATATATAAGTTATGAAACTGATAACAAAAGCTGTTGAGAAAGAGTTAGCAAAGTACCCTTTGTATTCACAAGATGGCAAGGTCAAAGATGCCGTAGTAGTATGCAAGTTCTTCTTGCAGGGTTACACGTGGTATGTACTCGAAGCTGAGAAGGCAGATAATGATTATGAGTTCTTCGGCATCACTGTTGGGCAGTTCGCTGAGCTTGGCTATTTCACCCTTTCTCAGTTAGAAAGCGTAACAGGTCAATGGGGTCTGAGAGTTGAGAGAGATAGAGGATTTAAGCCAACAAAGGTAAAAGACTTAAACCTACCCTTAGAGTATTAAACAACAATCCATCCATTGTAGGTTATACAGGGCGGATTGTTCTAAATATAATAATGTTAAATCGTATCTTTGTAATACATTAAAAAAGAGAAAAGTCGTATGAAAGTATTAAATCTTATTATCCGTCAGAAGTATTTCGATGCTATCCTTGCAGGTCGTAAAGTGCAAGAGTTCAGAGAGGTTCGTCCAACAACCATCAAGAAGCTATTACAGCTTGATGAAGAAGGGTTTGAAATCGAAGATGCAGACGGCAATGCGCAGCCTATCAAGTATGATGCAATTCAGTTCTATGTTGGTTACAACAAAGACAGGGACAACGCACTTGTTGAGGTCGTTGGTGCTCATTGCGAGATATTCGTAGATGAGAATAACGAGCCTATCACTTACGAGCATGGTAGGGACAAAGATGGCAATCCACTTGTATGGGTAGCTGAGCAAGTAGTGTTTGACTTGGGTAAGGTACTTTCACACAACATAAGGGACAAGTCGAAGAAAGTCTAATAATCAAAATGAAAGATTATGGCAAGAAGAAATGCACAAACACTGAAAGGTCGTATCGCAGGTGCAACAGGTTCTTATCTGGGCAATAGTGGACGTCATCAGTTGGTAGCTGGTAATAAATTGGGCAGTCATAAGACTGTATATAGGCAGCTCCGTAAGGGCTTTGGATTATCTTCAACTTAAATATTTTCAAATTTATGGCAAGAAAAACAGGGTGGGATTTAGTTAGGCAAGCTACCAAATTAGCAAACCGAAGATATGGTAGAAATGCTGATAACCCAAATAATTTAGTAAACCGCATATTGGGACGTTATGCAGGAAATATCGAAAAGGCTGGAAAAAGTTGGAATGATAAGATTCCCCGTTCCACGTATATGGGAATGAGCGCAGGATAATGAACAAGTTACAAGAAGCACATAACGTAATATGCAGGGTGGCTGAAAAGCAGTCATCTTGCATTATTATGTGTTCACTTGGCAAGGATTCGCTCGTTACTTTGGATTTAGTTTATCCACGCTTTGAAAGAGTTGTATGTGTGTTTATGTACTTCGTTAAGGACTTAGACCACATCAATGGCTGGATAAGGTGGGTAAAGAAGAAATATCCAAAGGTCGAGTTTATGGAAGTCCCTCATTGGAATTTAACGTATATTCTTCGTGGTGGTCTGTATTGCGTACCTAATCCTAAAGTTAAGCTGTGGAATTTAAGCAAGACGATAGAAGCACTTAGGTTAAAAACTAATTGTTACTACGTTTTCTTAGGTATGAAGAAAGCGGACGGAATGAACCGAAATTTGATGCTCAAAGGCTATGAAGCTAATGGGTATGAGAACAAAGGTTTGGTCTATCCGCTTGCATCATGGACACAGAAAGACGTTTTGGCGTATATGAAGCAAAAACGACTGCCGCAGCCAGTAAGATATTCCAGCAAGGCAGGCGGTGGTGTCGGGTTCAGCAAGGAAACATTTACTTGGCTTGAAAAGCACTATCCGCAGGACTTAGAGAAGATATACAAGGTGTTCCCAATGAGCGAGAGAATTTTATTTGAACAGAATTATAAACAGGATAACAAAGATTAGTTATGGCAAGAAAGAAATCTGTTAATGACATAAATGCGCAGGCAAAGAGAATATCAAGTAACCTTATCCGTGTAGGATATGGAGGTGCAAGCGCAAGGTATCGTAGAATGAGCGAAGCACATGCAAGATATGTGAACAATATCGGAAATCACCAAACGCAAGGAATGGGTGTATATGGTATAACAGATAGCAGTAAGAAATATTCTCGCTCTGCATACATGGGCACAAAAGCTCGTGGCGCAGTAGCAGGATAACAAATAACAAATAAGAATTATGGCAAGAAAGTCATTGAATGATTTGGCTACACAGCTAATGAGGATACAGCGTTTAGGCAGTAGCGCACGAGTAAACAAAGCGAATACCGTATTTAAGCGCTATGCACAAAATATAAAAAAGAGTGGGAAAACAAATATTGTTGTTAACGGAGAAATTCATTATCAACCATTTAAAAAAGTTTCTCGTTCCACCTATATGAGTACAAAGAATCGAGGCTCGGTAGCATCATAACAAGTAAAAGAGACAAGTCAGATGGATAACAAATACTTCACATCAGAGAGCGTGGAACTCCTACGCTCTCAAATTAAACTTCACGAGAAGAACCCTCGTACCATTCCCGAAGAGAACCGCAAGGCTCTCAAACGTGGTATAAAGAAGTTTGGCATGGTCGGAGGTATCGTGGTGAACAAGAGGACAGGCTACACACTTGTCAGCGGACACCAACGACTTTCGGTCATGGACGAGCTTCAAAAATACAATGCAGAAACGAATGAGAACGACTACCATATCCGCGTGGACTTGATAGATGTAGAGGAAAAAGAAGAAAAGGAACTGCTTATCTTACTCAACAACCCATCAGCACAAGGAGAGTGGGACTATGATACACTCCGTGAGCTTATTCCCGATATCGACTACAAAGATGCAGGACTGACAGATCAAGACCTCGATATTATCGGTGTTGATTTCCACTTTCAAACAGAAGAAGAAAACACCATCGCTGATGAACTCGACACGCTCATGGAACCCGTCAGAGAAGAAAGACAAGCAGAAGTAGCACAAAAGCAAGCCGAGAGAGCGGAAAAGGTTGCTCACATGAAGCAAGTCAAAGAAGAAGTGAAACAAGCCGCTACAAAGGCAGCTGCCAATATGGACGCTTACCTTATGCTATCATTCGATAATTGGGATGCAAAGGTAGAATTCTGTGAGAAGTTCGGATTTAACCCCGAAGAGAAGTTCCTCAAAGGTGAAGTATTTTCAGAAAAAATAGAAACATTATTAACTGAATAGTTATGGCAAGAAAGAAAAGTTTTAACGATATTTCACATCAAACTGAAAGGCTGTTTCATACCGCCTTATGGAAGCAAAACAATAGTAGCAGGGCAAGAAAGATAAGCAACATAAGCAAACGATATTTAGATAACATAAGAAACTCAAAATGGGGAAAATCCATGTTTGCCAAAAAAGACTCGCTTATAAAAGAAGGTCATAGGGATAAAGCAATAGAACTTGGAAAAAGCGCAGCTAACGTAAAACACGAAAGAAACCTCTATATGGGCGTTAAAGCCAAAGGTGCTGTGGCAGGATAATATTGTATGGGTGAAGGGATATTGATATATGGTTTACACGGCAGCAAGCGCAGATATACAAGAGACCTGCAAGGGTTTGCAGACAAAGTCCTCGCAAGTGGACAAGCAAGGATATCCGTGTATGTCTTCGGTAGGACAAACAAAGCATATCTAAGGGACTTGTCTCAGAAAGGTATCGCAGTGAAGTCTGACCTTGCTGCCATTACTGACAAAACCATATTGAAATATCGCAACCACCCAAAGAAACAGAAAGGGGCAACGGTTAACATACATAGATTTAGAATGGTTGAATCAGCGGTAAAGAAACCGAAAAATGTCTATATAGACAGAAACAGAAGCCGCCTAATCTATGTATCAAGCGTGAAATATTCTAAAGGTAAAGTATTGAAAGTTGTAATAGAACCTAATCAGAAGATAGGTAAACGATATTACAATCAAGTCGTTTCTATTGGAGTAGTGGATAAAAACAAAATGAACGCACCACAATATACAAAAATAAAATAGGGGCAATTAAGCCCCTAAGTAGATTGGCGAAGGAGTTGAACCTTGCAATATGCAGCCTTTCGGGTGCTTCGCTACCGATGCGACCATCAATCTATATTGCAAAGGTAAAGAGAATATTCGATAAAAGCAAATTATAATCGTTAAAAGATATGGCAAAACCAAAACACGACTACGATAGTGAAGATTTCTACAAGCGCATAGAAGGTCTTGCAATGAACGGATACACCGACGCAGAGATAGCGAACGAGCTTGACTTGTCCGCAGACGTGTTTGGGGCGATGAAGAATGGCTATTACCAAGGGTGGGATGATGAAGAAAATAAACGGCGTGGAGCTGAAATCTATAGGGTCTTAGCACATGGACGGACAAGAATTGTAGCTTTGCTTCGTGGTACATATATCAAGGGTGCGATTGGTGGAAAGAAGACCAAATCAAGGATAGTTAAGTTCGTGCAAGATAAGTGTGAGTGTATGGGAGCAGATAAGAAATGCCCTCATTGCGGTGGTACAGGATGGGTAACTCTGACAGATAAAGCAGTGGTGCAAGAGTCCGAGATGGAGTTACCTCCTAATATGCAGGCTATTGCTACCCTACTCTATCACCACGACCCGACATGGCGCAAGATGGAGAACAAGCAGACCGATGAAGATGCTTTGTACTCCGAGAATGGTATCGACATTGATAAGTGGATGACCGATAACACAAATGAATAGAATAACCCCACAGCAGATATATGCTCCGTTGTACCATAACAAGGATAAGTTCATCATTCTTGTTACAGGTGGCCGTGGAAGTGGAAAGTCTTTTAATGTTTCCACTTTCATTGAGCGTCTACTGTTTGAGGTTAAACACCCAACTCCTGCAAAGAGAATAGTTCATCAGATACTCTATACTCGTTATACAATGGTATCGGCTTCAATGTCTGTTATCCCCGAGTTTATGGAGAAGGTGGAGCTTGATGGAAATTCGAAATGGTACACGCACACTAAAACAGATGTAAAGAACCTCCGCAGCGGTGGTGCGGTCATGTTCAGAGGTATCAAGACAAGTTCGGGAAACCAAACGGCAAAGCTGAAATCTATTCACGGCGTTACAACCTTTGTAGTAGACGAGGCAGAGGAGTGGGTATCAGAGAGAGAGTTTGAAACAATCATGCTCTCTATTCGTCAGAAAGGAATACAGAACAGAATTATTATCGTTATGAACCCTACGGACAATAACCATTGGGTTTATAAGCGGTTTATAGAGAATACTCATAAGGAGGTGATGTATGATGGTGTACCTGTTCAGATTAGCACACATCCGAATGTACTACATATCCATACTACATACTTAGACAACGCTGAGAACCTTTCCCATGAGTTCATTAAGGAGGTTGAGGACATGAAAGCTAACAACCCCGAGAAATACGCTCATACCGTCATGGGTAGATGGGCAGACGTTGCGGAAGGTGCAGTATTTAAGAAAATCGGAGTTGTTAAGGAGTTTCCTAAGTGGTGCAAGAAGGTTGCTATTGGTGATGACTTTGGCTTTACTCATGACCCGAGTGCAGGAATATTATGTGGTATCATTGATAATGACTTGTATCTTGATGAACTCTTCTACCGTACGGGTATGTTGTCATCTGATATTGCAAAGGAACTCAAACGATATGGCAACTTAAAGGTATTCTCCGAGAGTGCAGATCCTCGATTGATACAAGAGATACATAACGCAGGTATAAAGATTTACCCCGTAGATAAGAGTGGCAACTCTATCATAGCAGGAATAGATAAGATGCTGTCCTTTGACCATATCTTTGTTACAGAGCGGTCATATAACCTCCGTACAGAGTTCAGAAAGTATGTATGGGACACGGATAAGGACGGCAACTATATCAACCAACCAATAGACAAGTATAACCATGGCATAGATGCGGTTCGCTATTATGTCCTTGGTCAGCTTTTAGGAAAGATTTTGAAACCAAAGGGCGATATGGCAGCAGCTTTCGCTCGATAAACAGGATAACAATATGTATATAGTTCAGACAAAAGATTTATTCAATTTCCGTGATGTGTTTGTATCGAGCCACCCACAAGTATCATTTGATTATATGAAAGGGTTGGAAAAGCATCACGGCAAAATGTTTAGAATTATAAAACAGTAGTAGCGTATGGATAACCTTGTTTTACGTATAGGAGAAAATATAGCATGTGCTTTCACAGATGCCGCAGCAAATATGAAAGACTATGCAGTAAATATTAGAAAAGTGTTCCCACATAATAAGAAAGGATAACAATATGGTAAAGACATTAGAAGACATCCTCGCACTTGAGGACATTGATAAGAAGATTAACTACCTTAAGAAGGGCAGGCGCAATCCTATCCCCGACACATTAACAAATCTTGCTGATTGGGACATGACGAAACACGACATCATGAACCCAGAACTTTACAAGAAGATTAAAGTCCTTGTAAAGATGGCAGAAGATAAGTTTGACCCCGAGAGCGGAAAGACTACACATATTCCTGCACAATATGAGATGAAAGAGCCTAACCGCATTGCACTTCCTATTGAGCAGGATATAGTAAACATCCATACCGCCTTTTGTGTAGGTACAGAACCCACGCTTGACTGTACCCCCGAAGACGATGGAGAGAAGAATGTATTTGAAACCATCAAGCAGGTATTCAAGAAGAATAAACTGAAATTCCAAAATCGCAAGTTGGTCCGTTCGTGGCTATCAGAGCAGGAAGTAGCGGAGTATTGGTACGTCGTCAAGGACGATGGCTTTTGGGCACAGCTAAAGCGTAAAATTGCATACCTCTTTGGGAAGAAAGCACCCGAGTATCAGTTAAGGTCACAAATATGGTCGCCTTTCCGTGGTGATACATTGTATCCTTTTTATGATGATAATGGTAAAATGATAGCTTTCTCCCGTGAGTATAAGAAGAAAGACTTAGACGGCAACGAACACACCGTATTCATGACTATTACCGCAGATAAGGTGTATCAGTGGGAACTTGATAAGATATGGTCGGAGAATGTAGAACGCACGTTTGCACATCAGTTTCAGAAACTCCCTGTCATGTATGCCTTTCGCCCAGAGCCATTATGCGCTAAGGTTAAGCAGCTACGTATCCGATTGGAAAAATGTCTAAGTGGCTATGCTGATTGTATTGATAATCACTTCTTCCCACTCCTTATGCTCTTTGGAGAGTTGCAGCCTGACAATTTGAGCGGTGATGCAAGAAACAGAATGATGCAGCTAACGGGGGATGGTGCAAATGCGCAATACCTCACATGGAATCAATCCTCCGATCCTATCAAAGTAGAGATTGAAACATACTTTAATCAGATTTACGGACTGACGAACACCCCTCGTATATCATTCGACCAACTCAAAGGGACAGGCAATGCCCTTAGTGGTACAGCTTTCCGATATGTCTTTATGGCTGCTCACATGGCAGTACAGAACCACGCAGAGGAATTGGGAGAGTTTTTCCAAAGACGTGTTAATTTCCTCACATCTGCTATTGGTACGCTGAACACATCACTCGAAGCCGCAAGTAAGACGGTAAGCATCGAAACGGAGATTGTTCCTTTCATGATTGATAGCGAAAGAGATAAGGTTGATACAGCTGCTGCTGCCGTCAGTGGTGGTGTATGGTCAATGGAACACGGTGTAAGTTTCTGCTCAAACTATGGTGAGTTGCAAGACGAATTACAACAAATCAAAGAAGAGAAAAAGGAAACTCAACCAACATCGCAAACGCAAGAATAGCTTCTTTACACAAATGTTTATGTATTATTTCAGCCGTCTGTACGTGAGTATAGGCGGCTTTTCATTACAACCGTCTTATTGTCATTTCTGAACCACTGAAAAACACAAATCTCCCTTTTATAATGTGTAAATTTGAAAAGATTTATTCAAGTTAACACTTTATAAAGTATGAACATTTACGAACAAATTTTGGCAGGACTCAGAACCAAATTCCAAGGGGCTGATGATGCCACCCTTCAGCGTATGGCAAGCAAGAAAGCTGAAGGAGTAACGGACGAGAGCAAGGTAAACTCTATCGTTGAGGGTATCTCCTTTCAAGACGTTCTAACAAGCTATGGCGACTATCGGGCTGATGGTGCGCAGAAAACCGCAGTTTCAAACTACGAGAAGAAGCACAACATCAAGGACGGAAAGCCAATCGAGGAACCAAAGCCACAAGACCCATTACCAACACCGACTCCACAATCAAATCCAACGGAACAAGTGCCAGCGTGGGCGCAAAGTCTTATTGACTCTAATAAGACATTGAGCGAGAAGTTAGCAGCAATGGACGCAAAGACAAAGGCGGACGAACGCAACCAACAGATTGCAGCAGTGGCAAAGTCATTCGGTATCCCTGAATATGTCTATAAAGGAAAGCAAATCGCTGATGATGTAGACCTTAATCAGTACTTCACCGATGTGAAGCAGGAAATGCAGAATGGTGGATTCCAGTTCGCAAAGTCTCCCGAAGAGGGAAACCCCGAACACAAAGACGATATGGATAGTCTTTTGGATGGCGTCAATAAGCGAACCGAGGCTATCAAAACAGAAAACGAAAAAAAGTAAATCATTAAGGCAGCAGGAATTAAGTTTGAATCCACGCCTCCTATCGAAAGGGAGGTTTGTGACGAGAAATCTCTATATCGCCTCACAGATGGTGGTATGGACTTAGACATGAGTAATCTCCCAAATAAGGGATGGTTGCCCGAACTTACGCCTATCTATCGTGATAAGGTAGAGCGCAAGGCGGTAGTGTGCATTCGTGTCAAGGTAGTAGAAGAGGCTACCACGGGAGCGACTACCATCAAGATTGCTAAATGTCCTTTTGCGGACTTCATCAATGTGGGCACGTTACTCTCTGACGGGACAAATGTCATCACTGTAAAGTCGGTGGACACATCCAACGAGGATTACGATACAATTACCACCAAAGAAGCGACAAAGGCTAATTTGGAAGTTGGTAAGGTACTTCCCGAGGCAAAGAGTGCATCTGACGCTAAGGCTAAGAATATTGCAAACTTCGCTTCATTCGGTTGGCGCAACTTGGCAAAAGAGAATACCATTGCATTGGTTGGTCGTGCATATTCAATCATTGAGGATAACCTTTACATCCCTTTCACAGAGGAAGATAAGGCGGCTCTCACAGGACGTTTCATGTTTATCTAAAAAAGGAGGAATATATGTTATTAACAATAGATTCATTACTGAATAGCCCTAAGTTCCTCAAAGCGGTGATAGACCGTTCTATTGTAACTATGGGCGAACTTGACAAGGTATTTTGGAAAGACTACCTTGTTTATGAGAGAACTAATCCCGATGGTTCTTTCAAAACTTATATGGGTACGCAGGTGGGTGTCATCGCAGGTACAGTTATTGACAGATATGCAGGGAAACCTGTCAGAAAACGCCATGCTCTCACACGTGGTTTTGGTGAGGTGGCTTGCTTAGGCGATGCTTACCAAATGGACAATACTCGTCTTGAACGCCTTAACTGGCTTATAGAGGAGTATAACACGTTGAGCATTCAGTCAAGCAACACCGATGCCATCTCTGCTAAGATGGACGAGATTGTGAACTTCTTGGTTGATGACGTGCGCCAATGCATGCTTGCTCCTATGAAACGTCTTGATATTATGTTGGGCGATTTGCGTTTCAATGGTTCTACCAAGGTAAATGGAAAGGAGAATAAGCAGGGTGTATCAGTAGATACTGTAAAACTGCCTATCTACACAAAGGCAGCCACTTCTGCCGACAAGGATAACATCCTTTCTTGGCTTGAAACGGAGTTCGTGGACAAAGTGCGTTCGAAGGGTATGCTTTTCGCAACAGCCGAAATGAATCGCCACACATTTAATAATCGTATCGCTTCGTCTAAGGAGTTCCAAAGCAAGTTTACGATGAAGTTTGGTGATATGGAGTTCAATACGGGCGGTATTGTCACTCCCGATATGGTAAACCGCCTTATCGAATCAGTAGGCATGCCGTGGCGAATCCGTATCAAGGATGAGTATATCCAAACATCAGAGAGTGAAATGGTAAATGCCGTCCCAGATGACAAGATTTCATTCTTGCCTATGATGGCGGATAATACCAAACTTGGCTTTATGCGTTGGAAGAAGCCTTACGAAATGACCGACAAGGTTAATGATGGTCGTGCCTATCAAGAAATTGAAGATGGCAGGGGATTTATCTCATCTAAACGAACTGACGAAGGTCGTTTTATGGAGTATGGTTTCGAGGCTATCCCCGACATCAATATTCCTAACAAGATGGCTATCGCAGACCTTTCCAAATTAGGCTAATGAACGTAAGGGACTACATATCAAGCAAGTTTCAGTCCTTCGGCATACAAGTGTCGGAGGCTGACTTGCTGGATATGTCTCTCAATGCACGTGTGAATATAGAGGACGATGTTGATGCAGATGTAATTGATAATATCTCTGTTGCTATTGCCCAATTTATTCCATCCCTTTTGCTTCGTCCTACTTCTATCAATGAGAGCGGTTTCTCTATGTCGTGGAACACTCAAGGCGTAAAAGATTACTACTCTCTCCTTTGTAAGAAGTACGGATTGAAGGATGAACTCAACGACAATAAACCAAAGATACGTATCTTATGATATTCGCACCACACATATTGCAGGTTAAAAGGGTTACACCACTCCAAGAGGACGAATACGGACACCCTATCCCTAATACAGGAGGCGAAGAGTGGGTAACACTCTGTAAGTGCCGTTGCGATGACAACACCACAAAAGAGTTTAACTCTCCTAATGGTGATGTGTACAGACCTAATTTCCACGTAGTATGTGATAAGAATGTCAATATTAAAGCAGGTACAGAGGTTAGATGTCTTGAAGGGGGAAGCATACGAGGAGAAGGTAAGGTTTACATTGTAAAGAATGCTAACTATTTCAATAACTCTGAATTATGGTTATAGATAGTGATTTTTCAGATGTAGATGAATTCTTTGATGATGTTAAGTGGGAGGTTCAGAAAGGTATGATAGACGTGGGCGATGCGGCTGTAAAGGATGCAGAGGAAAGCGGAACATACCAAGACCACACTCTTATTTTGAGAACGTCCAACACATACGATGTAGACAAGGACGGACTGACATTAGAGAACACCGCTGATTACGCTTCCTATGTCGAGGCAAAGGGATTTGTTGTACTGAGTGACCCTGCATTGAGATCAGAAATAAAACTAAAAGAAATGTTTGAATGATAGTAACTACCGACATAGCAGATATTCTCTACCGAGATTGCAAGGCGTTTGGGATAGAGATAGTTCCTTTCGGCAAGACCATTAATGGTGAGTTGAAAGATGAACGCATTACTATCCATGTGAAAGGACAGACACCGAGCAAGTATTGGGAGAAGTGCTTTTGTGACGTTAATCTGTGCGTTCCCAATTTGGGGGTGAATATTGCTAACACACTCCGATTAAAAGAATTGGAGCGAAAGGCAAAAGAACTCTTCAAAAGCGTAACAGATGAGTTTGACGGAACAAGGTACAACTATGAGATAGATACTATCCACATTGAAGCGGACACTGCTTTGAAGTGCCATTTTATTAATTGTAGAATATTGTTTAACGCATTAAACGTAAAGTAAATATGGGAAAAATTTCAGCTGTTGGCATTAAGAAGATTTTTTATGCTGACATTTCCGTAATCAAGAATGACCTTACCGCAGCAAGTGCAAGTACAATCATCAAGGCTGCTAAGACAGCTAAGAATGAGGTAATGAACGTGCATGGCGAAACATGGAACATTGAGGAAAGTGAGGCTTCTGTCACTCCATACAAGAATCAACTCACGGGTCAAGCATACCGCTATGACACCACTCAAGGAGAGATTACCCCTCAGTTTTCAATCGGTCAGTATGACTACGCTGCCAAAGCTGCTCTTATGGGTGGTGAAGTCATCAAGAAGGGCGGTGCAGGCGCTGACAAGGATGACATCGTTGGTTGGAAGCGAGCTACTGACAAGGTTGTCATCAAAAAGGCTCTGTTCTGTCTGACTGAGGACGATGTTTGGTTCATCTTCCCTAACTGCCAGATCGTAGCACGTGAGGCGAACACCGACAAGGCTATCGCTATTGCAGTCAAGGGTCTTGTTCAGGCTCCTACTGTTGATGGTGTGTCACCAGAGTATAACTTTGACGAGTCAGAGGTAAAGGCTTTGGTGTAAGGAAAGTTTCAGGATAACATTGGGGTGGAACGTGGCGAAAAGACCACCTCCACCCTTTTTTATTTTCAGTATGAGTAAAGCAAGTAAATTAGTATCAGATGCTATCTTAGGCAATGACTATGCGATTGTCTACGTGAATAATCAAGCATACGCTATTCAACCGCCTACGATTAAGCGGTTGGCAGGCGCTATATCGTGTATCAGTGACATAAATCTATCAGAGGGTAGCTCGATAAAAGAGATGCTCCTATCTGCAAAGGATAGTGAAGCATATGCAAAGGCTCTCTCGTGGCTTATGGCAGGCGATTTATCCAAGACCAAGGAATTATGCAATGGAACTCTTGAGGAGGTCGTAGATGCGCTTGCAGCAGGTTTTGACCTTATCGGCATAGCCCCTTTCTTGAAAGCTGTCAGTTTGACGAAGAACGCAAGCCTACTGGCAGCAACACCGAAGTAGTCGGAAATAAAACCCTTTTGGGACAAATAGCGTCATTCATGGATAGCTTGCATCTGACGTATGACGAAGTAGTTAATCAAATTCCTTATCGTAACCTCATTATCATGCAGAAAGACAAGCAACACGAGGCTTTCGGTGATGTCGTGAAAAAAATCAGCGGTAAGGAACTCGCAAACAGAAGAAGAAAGTAGATATGGCAGAATTGAAATTCCGTGTACAAGCGGACTATGAAAAGGTTCAGCGGTTATGAGACGAGATAACGAAGTTAAAGCAGGAGATTAAAGGTATAGATGCTATTCAAGACCCTACATCCTTTAATAAGCTGAATAGTAAATTACAACAGACTCCTAAGGAATTAGGGAATGTCACTGGTAAGATTGCCGAGACATCTGCTGCAATGGAAACAGACTTTAAGCAGAAGATATTTGCAGCTTCGCAGGGTGTCAATGACTTTACAGAGAAGATTATTGCTCAGAAAGGAGTAGTTAGGGACGTTGCCGCTGATGTTAAGCGTTTGGGCGATGCTTATCGTGAGTCTGTTAAGTCCTCCCCATTAACATCTGATGCCAAACTTGCAGAATGGAAGGCAGCCAAAAAGGCTCTTGATGAAGAGAAGGCATCATTATTTGCCCTTACGCAAGAGCAGGCAACGGCAAGGCTATCTGTAAAGAAACTCCGTGACGAATACGCATTGTTACGACAGGAAGGAGGAGGAACAGCAGAAACCATGAACCTGCTTACTGGTAAGCTCAAGCAGATGAGCGGCATGCTTCTTGGTGGTATGGGACTGAAAGAGCTTGCAAGTAGGGTTATATCCGTCCGTGCAGAGTTCGAGAGCATGGAAACATCCCTTAAAGTCCTATTGGGAGGTAATGAGGAGCGTCTAAACAATATCATGGGGCAAATTAAAGAATATGCCCTTGCTTCTCCGCTGAACACAAAGGATATGGTCGGTGCGGTACAGATGATGACATCCTTTGGTATCGAGGCAGAGAAGTCTATTGACTATCTAAAGGCTATCGGTGATGTATCAATGGGTGATACAGGGAAGTTCAACTCCCTTGCACTTGCTTTCTCACAGATGAGCAGTGCAGGAAAGTTGATGGGGCAGGACTTGCTAAAATGTGTGGCGTGATAGGTAGGAATACCTATTATAATTATCGGGTAAAATCGGTGAACCCTAAATTTACTGAAATCGGTCTTTGAAATGTTGTAGAAAATTAGTATCTTTGTACCAAGATATAAAACAGATGATAGATGCAAAAATATTACGTTTATATTTGGTACTTAAAGAGTTCTAAGGAAGTTTTCTATGTTGGAAAAGGTAGCGGAAATCGTGTAACAAGCATGAAAGACCGCAATAAACATTTTCGCAACATCAGAAGTAAATGCGAATGCGACTACGAAATCGTTAAATACTTTGACGATGAAGAAGAAGCATACGATTATGAGTTGAAACTTGGAACAGAGTATAAAGCCAAAGGTCAAGCGTGGTGCTCTTATGTTTTAGGCAAGACAGATAAGTTTGTGTCAAATGAAACGAAGAGGAAAATTGCTAAGACCTTAAAAGGTAATACTCCTTGGAACAAGGGTAAACACATATCCGAAGAACAAAAGGAAAAACTTAGATTGGCGCATTTAGGGAAAAAGCAATCAGAAGATGCAAAGAAAAGAAGAAGTATTGCTTTAATGGGGCATAAAATGTCTAAATCTACTTGTAAAAAGATAGCATTGTCAAAAATGGGAGAAAAGAATCCTATGTATGGCAAAAAGCAATCAGAAGAAACCATAAGAAAAAGGATGGCGAAAATGATTGGGCATGAAGTTTCAGAAGAAACAAGAATGAAGATTGGCATTTCTAACGGCAAAAAAGTTGCTAAAATCGAAGTTGGAACAGATAAGATACTAATGCTCTATAATAGTGCGTCCGAAGCGGCACGACAAAACAATATGAAGAATGAAAGTATTTCTAAATGTTGCAGAGGCGAGCGCAAGACATCGGGCGGTTTCAAATGGCAATATCAGTAAACATGGCAATACCGAGCTAAGGCGCAAGATTGCGAAAGGCTTGCGAACAGTGTAACGCATAGAGGGTGAATAAATATAATCCCTCCACGAGTATCCGACCCCCCACCGAGTAATCGAGGGTGAAAATGTATGCTGAACTTATAGGAAACTATAAGAACTATGGGATAAAAAGCCCGTAGGGTAACAAAATGGCAAATGGTCAATGCTGGGTTCAACCCATTGGAGGAGATTTCACGCAAAACGGGTAAATCTATCGGTGAACTCAAAAACGAAATGTCAAAGGGTGCTATCACTTCAAAGATGGTGCAGGATGCGTTTATCTCTGCTACATCGGCAGGTGGTAAGTTCTATGGTATGGCATCAGAGGGCGCAAAGACGCTCAATGGTCAGATTTCAATGCTCCAAGAGTCCTTTGATAATATGTTCAATGAGATAGGCTCTAAGGGCGAGGGTGTTGTTATGAGTGCCGTGCAGGCAGCAACGTACCTTGTCGAGAACTACGAAACAATAGGAAAGGTATTAGAGGGGTTGGTTATTGCGTATGGGGTTTATAAGACCGCATTAATAGTCAATGCTGCTGTTACGGGAGGAATTAAGGCGGTGGAGAGTGCAAGCATTATCGTAAAAGGTTTACACACCGCAGCCACTTGGGCGCAGACGGCAGCACAGACGGCACTAAATACGGCAATGATGATGAACCCTTATGTAGCTGTTGGTGCTGCTTTGGTCGGACTGTGTGCTACTATATACGCCTTTACAGATACCACCACAGCGGCATCGGAAGCACAGAAGCGACTAAACGAAGCCAACGACGAAGTAGAGAAGTCCACTGCAAAGGAGATGAATAAGTTAGATGGGCTTTGTGAAGTGCTTGAAACCACCAAAAAGGGTTCTAAGGAGTGGAAGGCTGCAAAGGATGCTATCATCTCTCAATATGGGCAGTATGATAGTAAACTGGTAGCCGAGATTGAACGCACAGGGACACTCACAAGCTCCTACAATCGACTTTCTGATGCTATCCGAAAGAGTATAGCAGCAAGACAACTCAAGACGTTCTATGACAAGAGTGTGCAGGAAACAGAAGATGATAATCAGAAACGTAGGCACAATATATACGAAACGATACGAGGTAAATATGGTGCGCAAACTACACAATTATTAATGAGCTATCTTAACGACTATGCTAACGGGAATAGTAAAGCTCTACAAAATAAAGTCGTTTATCACAAAAACGGCAAGGCGATCAAAACAACAGTAAATGGCCTATTGATGGGTGTAGGTTTCGACGCATCTGGTAACCCATTTAAGGATAGTGGATATGGAGGATTGATTTCCAATATCAACAGAATTAAAGATAATAATAAAGAGCTGAAAGCCAGTGTAAAGCAGTTTATGGACGAGAACAGTATCGACCATAAACAGGGAAATGAGATTATTTTTGGTATAAAAGACCCCGAAAATGATAGCAAAGGTAATAGCGATGTCAAATACACTAAAGCCTTAAAGGATGCACGCAGTGAGGCTATAAAGAAGCGTAAAAAATTAGAGCGTGCAAAAAAGCAAGGTACACAAGGCGAGTTTCTTAAAGCGCAAGAAGAATATAAGGCAGCAAACGAGGCGTATTCAAAACTATCGGGCAGTTCACTTGAGCAGGAGGATCGTGCGGCAGAACAGGCAAGGAAGCATGGTGAGAGCGAGGCAAAAAAGGCACAGAAAGCACGTGAAACAGCAGCAAAAGCCGCAGAGAAAGCAGCCGAGCAGCAGAACGAAGCCAACGAGAAAGCATTTGAGATTGAAACAAAAGCGAAACTTGAGAATAGGCGAAAAGCAGAGGATTTGGCAAACGAAACCGAGCAGGCAGAGATAAACATCCTCAAAGACGGCAACGAGAAGAAACTCCGACAGATAGAACTCAACCGCAAGAAAGAGCAAGAGGCTATCGACAGAGCATTTGAGGACATCAAGCAGCAACGTATCGAGCAAGCTAAGCAAAAGTGGGAGGCAAACCCAAATAATAAGGGTAAGAACTTCTACAATAGCTCCGAGTACGCTTATGTTTCCTCTAACGACCGCTATACAGATGCAGAGTACAAGAACTATGATGCAAAAACAAAAGCAGCATGGCATAAGTATGATGAGGAAATTGCTAAACTCAAAAATGCAGAGATAGCCTATGAAGATAGCCTTATCAAAGCCAATGAGTCTTATTTTGACAAGAAAACAGACCTTGTAAAGAAGTACTCCAAAGAGGTTTCTGATATATACAAGGCTATTTCAGAGGCAGAGAAACGTGGCGATAAGGATAAGGCAGATGCTTTATATCGCACGCTGACAGAGGCAAGGGCAAACTATGGCAAGGAGCAAATGACACTTGCCTTTGAGCAGTTAAAGAAAGACCCTAACTATGTAGCGGCTTTTGACGACCTCAAAGGGGCGTCAACGGACACCCTAAACAGCCTTATCGGACGATTTAGCGAGGTTAAACAAGCAGCAGGAGAGGCACTCAACCCCGAAGGAGTAAAGACATACTTCGATGCTATCAATGGAATGATTGATGAGCTTATCAGCCGTGACCCTATCGGAATGATAAAGAAACTCACCGATGAGCTTATAAAGCAGCAGGACGAGTTAAAAGCATCCGAGAATAGGCGAGATAGAGTAAAGGGTGGAGAAAAGATAGTCAAGAGCATTGGCTACAATAAAGACCTTAAAAAGTGGGTAGCTGAATATTGGGAGTTGGCGGATGCCGAGGCGGATGTCGCAGCAAAAGGTCAGCAGGTCGCACAGACCACCCATAAGATTGAGAACGCACACAAGACCCTTACAAAGTCTATTCAAGGGGTAGCCGACAAGATGGGTGAGTTAGGCGGTAAGATAGGAGGGCAGACAGGTGAAATCTTCTCTCTCTTCGGGTCGGTGATGACCTATTATCAGACTATCTCAGACGGTGTCACAGCGGTAGGAAAGGCCGGTTCAAACGCCATGAAAGCCATTGAATCCGCAAGCGCCATCCTTGCCATTATCAGTGCTGCCATACAGTTAATGCAGATGTTGAGCAGCGTCCTCCCTAATCAAGATGACCTGTATGAGAAAGCGGCACAGAAACAGTCCGAGATAAACAAGCTGCGTGATTCTGTGAATGACTATCGCCTGGCAGTGATGAAAGCACGTCACGAGGAAAGCAATTGGTTCTCTGATAGCGGTCTGAAAGGTCTGCAAGATGCCTACGAGGAACACGGCCAGGTTGTAGAGACTTATTACAAGAAACTCAACGAAGCGCAAGAGCAGTATATAGACAAGTCTTCGGGTCTGAAAAAGGCTCTTGTCCCTATTGTGGCAGGTGTGACGGCTATCGGTGCTGTTGCGGCAGGTGCCCTCACGGCAGGAACTGGTGCTGTTGCATTAGGGTCTCTTGGCTCAGCTATCATTGGAGCGTTGTCAACTTCGGCAGTAACGGCAACGGTTGCCACGGCAGCAGGTGCAGCAGTGGCTGGTCTTGCTGGTGCTATTGTAGGAAAGGCTATCGACTCCGCTGTGAGTTCTATTACTTATAAGAATGGACAAGTAGCGGCAAAGGACAACCTCCGCATTCAGACACGGCACAAATCTTTCTGGCGAGGGCAGAAAACCGCCGACCTCAAAGAATGGGTGAAAGAGAAATACGGCAAAGACCTGTTCGGAGAAGACGGCATGATTGACAAGGAACTCGCAAACGAGGTCTTGAAGAACTACGGGCACAAGCTGCAAGGCGAGACAAAGGAGACGTTGGAGAAACTCGTTGAACTCAGAGAGAAATACGATGAGTTCAACAAGTCTATCCATGAGTATGTGTCTAAGATGTACTCGCCCCTGGTGTCTGACATGACGGATGCCGTTTGGTCGTGGCTTAAAGACGGCAAAGATGCCCTTTCAGAGTTTAAGAACTCGGCTTCAAAGACATTTGCAGAGATTTCAAAGGATATGGTCAAGCAGCTCCTTTTGAAGAATGTCTTTAGCAAATACGAGGAAAAGCTATCAGACTTGTACAAGGCTTATGCGATGAAGTCAATTAACGAGAACGAACTCGGGGCGGCGTCTGCACACCTTGCGGGCGAGATTGTGGACAGCATGAATACCTATTTACCAGTAGCGCAAAGTCTATTAAAGCAGCTACAAGAGGGCTTTGCTGCAAAAGGAATAGACATCACGAGCGATGGCGACGGCTCGCAGGCGGCAACCGCCAACGGAGTGACATCCATCACCTTTGAGCAGGCAAGCAACATCATTGCTCTCACCACGGCAGGAAATATCTCACGTGACCAAATAAAGGACATTCTGACGGCTAAATTAAGCACGATGGACGTTTCTATGCGAGGTGTTCAGATGATGGCAGTGGAACAGAAGTCTATTGCAGACGAGTTGAGAACGATACAGGCAAACTCCTATATCGAATTGCAGGGTATTCACGATGATACGTCTGCAATGAACAAAACACTGAAAGTGTTAAGTAGTGACGTTTCAGACATTAAGAAGAATATTAAAGATATGTAATATGACAGAATTAATCATTAACGGCAAGGATGCCTTCACAGAGTGGGGTGTGAGAATGGGCGACGGCTTTCTCGATACCCTTAACGGATATTTCCCAATGAAGGAGTATGTCTCCAACAACGACAGAACACAAGACGGAGTTCAGTATGTCGGCACTCCTAAGGTCAACGAACGCAGTATTGTCCTAAACTTCACTATGGAGGGCAGGGATGCGGCAGATTTCAACGCAAAGAATAAAGCCTTTGTAGAGGTTATGCGAGGGGGTGACGTGTCTATACAAGTGCCTAAGGATGGCACGGATGTTTATCACCTCAAATACACTGGAAAGAGCTGCACCTTTGCAAGGAACACGGAACGCACATTTGCAAAACTCGGGCTTGCTTTCATAGAGCCGAATCCGACAAATAGGACATGATCACGAATATACGTATAAATGTAATTTTCTCATGTATTATTCTCATTATAAAGCATTTAACATTATGATCAGGAAACAAGATAAGAGGGTAGCCGTTAAGCTACCCTTTATTTTACACCTAATAGCTTAGGGAGATACTCTAAAGCTAATGGGTCTCTTTTCTTGAAATAATCCATAGCATATTTAGGTATCCATTCCTCGTTTATGTAACGAATAAACATCGGTAAAGCATCTATGTGATACATATTTGCATCTACTTCCCTGCCGTCGGGGAACGTGTGCCGATAAGTTTTAGCCGTATTATAGAACTCGGAATTGTGGCGTTTGAGGAAGTTTGCAAAGCCACGTCCTACGCTAATATCGGGCATCATCTGTTTGCCATGCTCGCCCATATCGGGTATTACATATCCAACCTTTTCAAGTTCCATATATAGACGTGCATACATCTCCGATATGACCGAGAAATAATCTCTTGGGAGTTTGTGGTAGTTCTCTTTGTACCTTTCAATGAAGTTCGGTAGTGCTGTTCTGTCAATTCTCCCATAGAACCCACGTTTGCGGATTGAGGGTACAACTTCATCAAAAAGCCACTTCTCGAATTTCTCGGCATTTGGTAGCTTTGACCTTACGATAAGGCGATAAACATTACCCTCCGTAATATACTTAACCTTTTGGTTTACAACCTTTCCCCATTGGTTTTCTGTGGGGGTGTCTATTTCGTTCACCCCCTCTTCTCGACAGTGCTCTCTGACTGCTTTTTGCGGATTGGCATATCCTAACACACGGGCAACATCTGTTGCACCGAATAATACACTCCCATCTTCCTGCTCAATGGTTCTTATTTCATTGAACAGCTGCTCTTCCTCACTCTGGTATTTGAATATCTGTAATTGCATAAATACTAATAGCTCGTTATCTGTATAACATAGTCACCCTTATTTGCATTCTTCTTTGCTTCTTGCTATTCCAAGAGGTAAAGGATGAAAGTAGATTGTCGGGGTGTATTTCACATTCCCATTAAACTCATTTATATCTTTGATGTACACCAACATTATTCTATCATCAAATAAGCACTTTAAAGGGTACGCAAAGAATGGTTCTCCGATATCTTTAGTAAAACGCATATCTATCCAATCATACTTATTTGATAAAAACTCATACGCTTTATTGTAATTCCGTCTTGATATACAGAAATATACTCGACCTTATTTTTAGCAGTATTATCCCTTATGAAAACGCTACTATTTAGCCCTAAATATTTACCCTTATACATAACTGTTGTTATGTTAGGTTCAGAAATATCAAGAGCTTCAAGAAAATATCCCAATTTCGTTAAAGTCTTCACAAAAGGAACACGATTGTTATTCATGCTTATACCCATAAAGTAAGTATATTCTTGACAAACAGAAGGTAGCGAAACAAGTATGAAAACCAATGTGATAAGATACTTTTTCATATAGTTAGGGTTTAGTTATACTTTGGCAAAAGTAACAAATAAAAACTACTTTTCAGTATTGTTAGGCTCTTTTTTTACTTCTAATACGATTTTCTCTCCGCAATGAGGGCAAATGATGGCATTTGATGCGTCCTTTTCGTCCGCCACAAGTTCGGATACCGACACACCTATAATAGATGCTATCTCCTGCAATTTGTCAAATGTAGGGTTTCCATTAATAATACTCGATACTGATGGTTGAGAAACGCCCTTTACGCCATCCTTGCCTTTCATTTCAGATGCCAGCCGTTCAAGCGTCCATCCATGTTCTTTTATTACCTTTTTTAGATTCATAGAATTTATATTATATAATAATAGATGCAAAGTTAGTATTTAAGTTCTAATAAAACAAGAAAAATGGCTAAAATATAAAATACAACTTATTTTTATGTGAACAAATATAAAATACATTCTTTATTTGCAAATAGTAGTTAAATATAAGATAAATTTTATCTTTTTACTTGCAAATATAGAATAAACCTTATATCTTTGCGTTATGATTAAGAAACAAATATAAAACTATTAAACTATAAAGGTTATGAGTGCAACATTAAAGAACACTATGAGAGAGGTTATGACACTTGCATGGCAATTCGTTCGCAAGAATGGTTATACATTATCAGAAGCGTTAAAGTGCGCTTGGGTTAATATCAAGCTAAAAGCAGCCCTTAGCAAGCGAGTGGTCAAGTTCTATTTTCAAAAGGTAGACGGCAGCTTGCGCGAGGCATACGGCACTCTTATGAGTGATAGAATACCTGCAACTAAAGGTGAAAAGAAGACAAACGACACATGTCAGGTGTACTTCGACACTGAAAAAGACGAGTGGCGTTGCTTCAAAAAAGCAAACTTAGTTAGAATAGCATAAACCAACATCGGGGTAGGTTCGCCTACCCTACTAAAAAGAAAAGATAATGAAGAACTATCATATTACATATAGCTACAAGCATTCTAATAATGTTGTTATCGTTGATTGCGACATTGAAGAAGTACACAAAGCAGATATTAAGCGTGGCGATACCATATTGTTAGATAATGGCGATACAAAGACAATCTGCATGAATAACCTAACATGGGATAAATTCTTAGGTCGCTGTATATGTGGTGATAGTTACAAGTTAGGCGATAAGAGAGTAAAGCGTGTGCGTAACCTAAAAATAGGCACACCAAAGCAATTTGGATATTAAGACAATGAAGACATTAAACCTTATTATTAAGCAGTGCTATTTTGACGAGATTATCAAAGGCACGAAAAAGCAAGAGTTTAGAGAAGTAAAGCCAACAACTATCAGGCGACTTGTACAGCTTGACAAAGACGGCTACGAAGTAGAAGATGAGAACGGCAACGCTATCCCTATTCAGTATGACGCCTTACAGCTTTATGTAGGCTATGCGAAAAATAGAGCATCAGCACTTGTTGAAGTGAAGTCTGCACATTGTGAGATTATCACAGACGAAAAGGGCGAACCTATCATATATGAATATGGTACAGATGAGAAAGGTGAGCCACTTGTATGGGTGGTAGAACAAGTAGTGTATAACTTAGGCAAAGTGCTTGCCTATAAACCAAAGGGACAATGAAGAATTTACAAGAAACAGCAGCATGGGTTAATGAGATAGTGGACAACGCTATCAAAACAGAGAAAAAACAACAATCGAAGCGTTGTCGTTTTACTCACAAAAGATAAAAGAGATAGAAGATAAGAAAGATATATCTTTGCAATGTAGTAACCGCCTTAGTGGTGTTTGGTGGTAGAGAAGATATTTAAAGGGCATTAACTTCGAGGTCTAAACACCACATCAAGACTTCTTAGTTTTTGCCCTTGTTTTATAAATAAAAATGGCAGGTCTACCCCCTGCCAAATATAAACAAAATATTCAAATATGAACACACCTATTGTTTACGATTACAAAGGTAGTAAGATTTCTTTTGCAAACGGCAAAAATGTGATGGTAAATGCAACTGAAATGGCAAAAACTTTTGGCAAATATCCAAAAGACTTCCTCGTTAACAAACAAACAAAAGAGTTTTTAACCTCATTATCAGCCGTTAGGGGAATTAGCCTAACGGAACTTGTAAAGGTTGTACAAGGTGGTGACCCACAAATGCAAGGCACATGGATGCACGAAGATGTAGCATTAGAGTTTGCACGTTGGCTTAGCCCTGCTTTTGCGATTTGGTGCAATGATAGAATAAAAGAGCTGCTAAAGTATGGCATGACAGCCACACAGCCAACACTTGACGAAATGGTGAACAACCCTGACCTTGTTATCAGAATGGCAACACAACTGAAACAAGAAAGAGAGGAAAAGGCACGGCTTGAAGCTGAGAACAAAAGAATAATAGAAGAAACAGCCCCAGCGGTGACATTTACGCAAGCAGTCAGCGGTTCTGCATCTTCATGCTTGATTGGTGAACTTGCAAAGCTGATTGACCAAAACGGCTATCCTATGGGCGAAAAGCGACTTTTCAAGTGGTTACGTGAAAATGGGTATCTTGGCACAAAGGGCGAGAGATACAATATACCAAATCAACGCTACATTGAACAAGGTCTATTTGAATTGAAGAAAGGCACTCGTAGCGGTAACAATGGTGTAATGTACACGACAATAACTCCAAAGGTAACTGGTAAAGGGCAAATTTACTTTGTAAACAAATTCAAAGTAGCATAAATGAGCGAAAAAAGCCCAATCGCAAAAATGCGATATGGTGATAATCAACAAGTTACAACAGAACTCTTAAAGAGATATAGCCATGGAGCAAAAATGCTCCATGCTGAAAATCAACAAATTATAAGATTATAAAACTATTAAGACTATGACCGAGATTAAGACAATAACCCTATGCAAAGAAACGGCAGAGCTGTTCGACTGCAAAAAGAAATTAGATGAGTGCTTTAACACATTGGGCAAAGTTCATGAAACCCTATTAGGATATGATAAAGCCTTTGAAGACTCATTAGATAACGCATACATAGCTATGAATGATGTTATAATGCATCTTCTATCCGAGCAGATAGACACCAATAGCACAGAAAGCAATTACAAAGTAATTTAGCCACATATAAAAGATTTGCCACAACGTTTTTGTTGTGGCTTTTCTGTTTTTATCCCCTACCCTATCTTTTCTTTTTGTCGGTATCTTTGTAGCTATGGTAATATACGACATTCATAACAACAAGATACTCGATGCGACACTGACAGAGGGCGCAGAACACGAGCAAGAATTAGGAAGAAGTGACCTTGTAAGGTTATCATGGCAGAGTGATGTAAAACTCACATTGCCAGCAGGTGCGTATATTATACCTTTTGATGACGGCTTGAAGTACCGCTTACTTAACGCATACACACCGACAGAGGACGATAAAGGATTTAAGTACACCCCCGAATTTCAGCACCCTGTGATGTGGCTTAGCCGTGTGCCATTTCTCTATGACACCACAGATGCGGATAAGAACCCTATCAAGCAGCAAGAATGGTCCTATGACGGATTAACAACAAATGCACTTGAATACGCTTGCAAGGCTATCAATGAAGCACTCAATATAACGACAGAGAGCGAAAAGTTTACATTCACCCTTTGCGGTAATGTGGATAGTTCCGTATCATTTTCTGTATCATCGAATGATATACTTTCCGTATTATCTTCTATTGCTCAAGGCTGCAAGAATAACGCTTGCGAATGGCATTTGTCGTGGAAGCATAAGGCTTTATATTTCGGTCAGATAAGTATTAATCTTGGTGAGGACGTACCGACTTTAAAGGTACACGAAAATATACAGAAAGCATCTGTAAGCGATAGCAAAGAACCATATTACAACTGTTTCTATCCGCAGGGTTCTACAAAGAATATGTCTACAAAGGCACTTGTGGGGACTGGTAACGTTGCCACGCTTGCACGATTAGGACTTGACAAGTCTGTTTACCCTGACGGATATATCTATGTAGACACAGAAGGGAACATCACAACAAAGGCAGCTTTTGACGCTTCAAATGCTATCAAACAAACGCTTGCTCTTTCCTTTGATGATGTTTATCCGCATATAGATTTATATGTTTATAACGTCCGTAAGCACGTGCGTTATCTCAAGAACTCTCAGACAAACACAATAGAACTTGACAGCAGAGGAAACAAAAAGACATATACTATATGGTATATGCGATTGGCGTTCCCGTCTGTCACTAAGATAGCTGACAAGACCACTATCAATATAACTCACGATAAGGACGAAAGCGGAAACATCATTACTCACTATTGGTATGACTATGAGATAGACCGCACAAAGCAGGTGTTACAAGGGTACACGCTTAAAGGAATGTTCAAGGTTAACACCCACGCTATAGATGGGCAATATGACGTACTCACGCAGGGACTTGTCGGTCAGCCTAATGGGCAGGATGGTTTTGAACTCCACTACCACGAAATAAACAGCCAAATCGCTCCAAAACCAAACGAGGGCGATAGCGGTGTAGACATCTTAAAGGGTGATTTCGAAATACTCAAGTATCAAAGCGGAGATACCATTATCCCTACCAACGAAAGCGAAGGTCTTTATCCAAGAGGCAAGAATCTCCCTGACCTCACTTGTAATATGGTCGTACTGTTTAACATCGTTATGGGAGAATCTGAAACGAAGCTTGCACAAGACGAATTAGCAGCACGCACTATCAAGGAGATAAAAAAACGTGCGCAGGATAACAATAACTACTCATTCTCCTCTAATGCGGTAGCTTTCGTTAGTCACAATCCAAAGCTCTATATCGGTCAGAAAGTCACCTTTGACGATGGATTTGGCTATCAGTTAAATACACGTGTCCTTAGGCTGGTTACACGGCTGGATTACCCGATTATTCAGGAGATAACCGTTGGCAATCAAGCTGTCAAGGGTACTATCTCGCAGTTAAAGGAGGATGTCAATAATATCCTATCGGGTAATTTCAGCGGAGGAGGATTAAACTCCACGCAGACAAGCGAATTGATAAAGAACTATGTAGACCCACGCTTTCTCCGTAAAAACGTTCCCGACACCGCCCAAGAATTGATTACATTCTTGAAGGGTATCGCTGTTGGTAATGGGTATGGAATAACTGAACTTGGCGACTTGTTTGCTCGATTTATCAAGGCTAACTCTGTAAAGAGTGATGATTTCCGTTCGGGACTATTGGATGGTGCTGGCTTTGGCGTTTACAAGGACGAATACGGAAAGTCGGTGGCAGAGGTTGACAAGCTCAATGTAAGGCAGAAAGCAACCTTTTCAGAGTTAGAGTATAGACGACTTGCTTTCACCACTGGCGATGTTGGATTCACGTCAGCAAGTGCGCATATTAGTAATGTTATTCCGATTGACAATACTGGTGTGCCAATCGTAAAGAGCACCATTTACTTCCAATCGGCAAACAAGCAGGTGCTTGTAAACAATGCTTTGTTGTCGTATAGCACTGCTCCAAATGGAAAGACAATTACTGCTTATCGTTGCTATTTCTTGGCAGATGATGGTGACAGACGTACAAGCAACGATTGGAGGATTGGCGACCAAGCGATGTGTAAGACGTCAAACCTTGTATCACGCACAGCAGGCGGTTCTGCAAATAGATACTATTGGCGACTGGTGGTGAATAGGGGAGAGGAGGCTATCAATGGCAAGTTGTATCACTTCGTTGACCTTTCGGATGTTCGTGGCACGCTTGAGCTTACTATTGACGGCACACGATATACTTGTATAGGCTATGATACAAAGGCTGAGAATGACATCCCAAAGGCTGAGGATGACATTATCCAATTAGGAAGTCAGACTGACACCGATAGGCAATACGCTCACATCATCTATGTATCAGAGGGGAAACGTGTTGACTATGCAGGTATCAATAACTACGACCTTGCTTCACACATTATTAATGAGTTTAGCCCTAAAGAGATAACAGTGCGTTCAGACCGTTTCAAGATTATATCCGCAGCAGGTATGGGGATAAGCTCATCTTTGGTATGTGACAGAGGAGAATGGGTGAGCGGTACGACAGCAGGACACTATGATAGATTTTCTTATAACGGCTCTCTGTGGCTTTGTAATGTTGGAATAGGTAACACTACCATAGAAGCGCCAACGGAAAGCAGTAGGATATGGATAAAGCAGGTGTCACAGAGTGATGCGTATAGTCTGGAAGTAACCATTGAAAGTGGAGCAATACATGATTCACAAGGCAGCGTAGTGTTATTGGCAACCTACAGAAAGGGAAATGTTGATATATCAGACACTATCACAAGCGCATCATGGTCATGGATACGCATAAGCGGTCAAAGCACGGATGCCGAGTGGAATACATCACATAAGGGCGTAGGTAGAAGAATAACTGTATTAGCATCAGAAGTCGATTCTATGGCTTCATTTGACTGTATAATAGAAGGATAATATATGGGTACAAAAGCAAGAGGGGGTATCACCCTTTATAACGTAAAAAACGGAAAAGATGCAGAGTATCATCGGTTGCGACCACAGAGCGAGAAAGCTGTCGTCGGGGCTGATAACTCACTGTACATCACACTTTCGTATATCATCGAGCACGTCAATGGTGCGCAAGTGACAACGGAAGCAGGCAGCGCGCAAGGATACCATATCACTGCACGTATGAACAACGGTGTATCTATCGCTATGACAAACGGAGCGGTGAATAGTGGCACTTATAAGTTAACGAACTATTCAAAGGAACAGAACCGCCCCGACTATGTTATCATTGAATTGAGAGATAGTGCCGATAAGGTCGTTGATATTCGTACTGCACAAATAATTATGGAAGCATCTTCTTATGTCGATATAGTAGCTGATTTGCGCACTACGGTATCGCAGCATGGAGATAGCATCTCAACTATCAAGCAGACGGCCAATAGTGTGTCAGCTACTATTACAAGTCTTAAAACAGGTCTTGAAACTGTAGGTATGCACTTGGATGGTGAGAATAGTTCCTTTGATATTGTTGCTAATAGGTTTAAAGTTGTTACGAATACTGGTAAGGTTTCATTCATTACCGAAGCAGGCAAGCTAAGTACAGACTTGATAGATGCAAAACAGATAGTCACAGAAGGCTTGCGAACTGGTGACATTGATGCTCAAAATGCTACTATAAAAAACATTGTTGTCAGTGGGAATAGCTGGTTTAAAGGCAATCTCGATGGTGTAAGTGGTTCCTTTAAGGTGCTCAAGTGTCTTAATTCGGATAATGAAGCAGTAGGTGGTATCTACTTTGAAGACAGGGGTAGCCAAGCTATTATGGCTATGGAGGGTGATTTGGGTATGCGTAAGTATATCGAAGGCAAAATTCGTAAACGTCTGCCACGCTTCTATGCTAAGGATGTATGGTGTCAAGGACAGTTCGGACATTATGCGAAGATTTGCGCAGTCATCAAAGACGATATGATGTACGTACATCATGGCGGTCACATCGAAACAAATGGTGTAAAAGTACAGTTGCCTTCCATAACTGTGAAAAGTGGTGGACGTGATGTTGTCTGTTATAAGATTCCATTATATGCACCAGGCTATCATGGAGCAGATGGCGATAATGGTATTGTATTGGATGTTGACAACCCAGCTTTACAGCCAGGTCTTACAGACTTTTATAGAGAAATACCTTTTGGTGCGCCTATTGATATGGTCATTTTCAACTGCGAGACTCCTCATAGTTATGTATTCTTTGGAATGGGATATGGTAAGGATTGGGTGGCTTTTAATGGAAATGATAAGGTTGGAGTTTACGTCTGTGATCATCGAGAGATTAGAAAACTTGATGGTGGTTGGATAAGTCACTATTTATATGTTAATCCGTTATGGCTTACCCCAACTAAGACTAAAGAAACACCTGGAGCTGGTGTTCTTTATACTGGAACTGTTGATTTTGATTGGTAATTAACTCAATATAAAACAAAATGAAAAAAGCATTAGATTGTATTTACAGGATTTTTGGGAAGCTCGCTACTATCGGTAGCGACAAGTATTTACACCTCATTGCAGGGCTTATCGTTGCATTTGTGCTTGGTAAGTTGTTTGCAAACGTTGAAGCGTGGGCTTTCCCTGCAATTACTGGTGTCTTGCTACTAATGGTAGCGAAAGAGTGTGTTGATTATTACATCCGTAAGGAGCAGTTCGATTGGAGGGATGTAGCTGCTGGTCTGGTGGGTGCAGTTATCGGGGTCTTAATGTGTCTGCTATGAACTATTTAGAACAATTTAAGTATGTGATGTGTAGCATTGTCAGCGGAATGCTGAGCCTTTTCTTCCCGATACGTGATTTCATGTATGCAATGATAGTTGTCTTCGCTCTTAACTATCTGTTTGGATGGATAGCAGGAATGACACAAGGCGAGCATTGGGATTGGAAAAAGTCAATGGTCTTTTTTCGTCATTGTGCACTATTTTTTGTCATGACGTCATCCGTATTCATTACAGGTCACTTTCTCCACAACGAAGATGAGACTGTTGGAGTAGTAAAGGTGTTATGTGGTGTAGCAATATGGTTTTATGCTACAAACATTGCAAGAAATTGGCGGATAATGCTTGTTAAGGACACCACCATGTGGAAAGTAGCAGGGTTTGTGTATTATGTGTTAACGCTTAAGATGGTAGACAAAATACCATATTTAGGAGAGTATCTCAACACCACTGGAACTAACCCAACACAAGATAACGACAATGCAACTATTGAATAACCATTTAACGATAAAAATATGACAGAAGAAGAAAAGAGTGGCATCGTCCACGAAGTGATAGAAACTATCAAAGGGCAGTCGCAGGATATTACAGAACTCCCAGTATCAGATAATATTGAGGATTTCACTACCCTCCCTGCTGTTGGCAGAGATGGCAGGTTAAAAAAGTTCAGAGTTACTGATTTGAAGTCAGAGTTCGCAGGTGGTAGTAATATTGAACTTGTGCAGGAAACAGGACAAAGCGAGGATAAGGCGATGTCACAGAAAGCAACTACCGCAGCTATTGCCGCAGCCACAACCACCACTGACGGCAAGAACTTGCAGGAAGTCTATGAGGTCTCTAAGACGGCTGCCACACGTGCAAGTCAGACTCAATCTATTATCGAGGTGGTACAGAAGCGTGGCGAGGCTACTGATAAGCCAATGTCACAAAAAGCGGTGTCCGATGCTCTGAAAAAGGTTGAGGATAAGACAAAAGACATAGAAGAAACTATCTCATCTATCTCTGCAAGTGGTGGTGTGCCTATTGTGCAGGAAATTGGCGATTCTACTACAAAGGTAATGTCACAATCGGCAGTGACAGAAGCTATTGCTAATGTAGAGAAGAAGACAGAAGAACTTGCGAAGAAGAAAGAAGTCAAAAAAGAGTATGCTTCGTTGGCTACATCTTATAGTCAGTCTTCTGCATATCAGAATGCTCTTGGTACTAATGTATATATAAGTACATGGAAACCATTAGAATTTGATGTGTATCTGTCTAAATTTACCTTATCGGCCAATTGGTTGAAAGATGTAACGGAGATTACTAATAATGTTATTAAGCTCCTTGTTGCTGATGCTGACGGAAAGGTTATTGGTATCCACGAGGCGACTATATCAGTCGGTCAATATGAGATTGACATTGAAAAGGATAAGGTTCTCGTTCCTAAGGGTGGTTACGTTGCGCTCCTCAAGAGTAATTTAGGGTCGAAGTCGCTGTACTCTGATACAAGTGTGCCTGCAGTCGTCAACAAGTGGGCAGGCACATCACAAGTTGGTGATGGTATGACAAGTAGAGGTAAGGATGCATCTGCTTGGACGCCTGCGTATTCTGTCGTGTATTATGAGGAGAAAGAGGACGATTTCTTGAGAGAGTTGAAGGGCGAACTATTCAAGGAGTCTGTTGGTGTTGTAGGTGAAAGTACTCCTTCGAATACTGCTGCAACACTTGTACCGAATGGCTGGCGAGTGTTAGATGTAGATGTCGAGCTAACTAAGATTACTCTTGGAAAGGCTGTGTCAGAAGACAAGGTCGCATATCTTTATGTATCGACAAGCGAGGATGGATATCCTATCGATAGAGTGTATTCACTTTCAGTGAAGAAAGATAGTTCTGAGATTGACGTAAGCAGTCTTCATATTACAATACCAAAGGGCGCATTGTGTGTTTTCTCGTGCGTAGGAGAAGTCTTCTTATCATCATCTGCAAGGGGTGAGGGTGTTCCCAATGTGGCATATACTACATTTAAAAAGGGAGATAAGGCTAAAATAGATGTGTGGAATAGAAATCTTGCTCCTAACTACTCAATCGAGTATAAGTACGTTAGTAGCGGAAAGCAAGGACAAAAGGAAGAGAACGTGCATACTATCACAGTGGAGGATATGGAGGGTATTCTCATGACTGGTAGTTCTTTGACTTATTCAGCACGTCAGCCGAAGTCTATGTCATGGGGAGAAAGATTAAATGATATGTTGGATATTAACCTCTATAATGGTGGTATCAGTGGTTCAACGTTGAAAGCTAATATGCAGCTTCTTGCATCTAATGGTGCATTCGGATTCACGAGCAAAGGAACACCATCTTCGATAACGCCAAGCTATATATTGTTTAACAATGCTGCGAATGGTACACCAAGTGGTCCAAGGTTACAAGATAGCTATAAGGCTGCGTTATATATTGCACGTATGTACGGTGCGAAGATGATTATCGGAGGAGAAGAGCCAGAAATGCAGACAGTAAGCTGGAATGGAACGGAAAGCCAAGCATTCGACAGAGCGGTAAAGGCTTTTGCAGAAGAAAACGATGTTCTTGCTTCGCCTTTGTTATACTTGCAAACTAAGTTGAGAGCGACATCACCTTATAGAGGATTTGCGAGTGGTGTTCACGGCAACTATCGCTTAATAGCACCTTATCTTGCACACTTTGACTTGTTTAATCGCTTACCGATAAGCAAGAGTGTTAAGATGTTCAAGTATCGCAACACATACAAAGATGGTGCAGCGGTAGTGTCGGATTTAGTATTCGACAACAACCTTGACCGAATGAAGTTTTTTACAGCTATCAGTTGTGGTGCAGGTGATGATGATAGCACAACGCAGACGGATAACTGCGATAGGCTTAACGACTTTGACCACTCATCAACTGGTGGCACGAATGTTGGAAATTCGACATCAGAGTCAATCGCTATGCGGTTGGAGGGTGAAATTGCATTTAATAAGTTTGCGCTCGTTGAGTTCATTCTTGATAGAGTTAATGTAACATCTGTTAAGTTCTCAATTAAGAGTAATATTAATCCGTCACACGTATATTTCGGTGTTAAGGAAGCTGTTACGAGCGAAGATATTGTGAAACTCTCATGGAAAGAGGCGGAAGTGTCTTATAAAGACGGAGTTATCAGTGCTTCGTTTGAGCACCTTCACCTCGAAGACCTTGATAAGGTGCGTGTGCTGATTGAAACTAATGGCGATTTCAAACTCAGCAGACCTACTTTGTCTTATAGTGGTGGTAGAGAAAAGATGCTTGAAACAAGAGCATTAGCTAACTATAATTATCGTCAATTCGGCAAAGAGTTGATGGATAAAACCTCTGTTGAGAGCGGTTGGACGTTAGTTGGTGGTGCAGTTGTTGAGAAACTTCCAGCGTTGATAGCAAACTATCCTAAGTACAATTCATCTAAGACACACGTTAACTTATCTTCTGCATCCCATTCAATGAGTAAGAAGATAGATATAGAACAAGGAACAAACAAGGTGGCAATCAGAGTTGTTGCACAGGTATTTCCTAAGATAGCAACAAAGCGATATAATAGCACCGCTATCGTAGGCACATACGCTGTCGTGGCTGAGAAAATCAGCGAAGTAGACCAGTTCGTAACAGCAGTAAACGATGGTCAGACGGTTAATGTGGAAGGTCGAATGGTTGATAAGAAGTGGTTTCACAACCAATACCTTCATCAGATTACGCAAGAAGAAGCAACAGCAGCGAATGCGTTTTGTTCACCAACTTCTCCTTCTATTAATGAGTATGATTATGTCTACTCAAGGATGATTGTCACAATTGGAAATCAGCAATTCGCAAGCCTTATGAAGCGTGAATCACTCGTTACCGCTGGATGGCAGGAGCTATATTTCGAGGTGGAGTTGCAGCCAGAAGATACTGCTATCCAAATCAAGATTGAGCGTGAAGCAGCTATCGCAGGTCTTGCAAATAGTGGTTTACCAATGTTTATTCACGACGTAAGTTTACAGAAGATTAATTAAAAACTATGACAGAACTGATTTTAATTTTAACGTCTCTACTGGTATTGATTGAGTCGGTTCTGTCAGTCAAATGAAACTTATGGAAACAATAGATATTGGAAACAGGACAGGTGGCATCTTGCGAATTAACCGCAAGAGCGACTTTCCTCTTGGCATAAGGTTGGCTGGGGGAGAGTTTCCTGATTGTGATTTCACATTGAGAGCAACGTCAGGAAATGGGTTTACCGTGTTTAAGGCTGAAAGACGAAATGGCATCTGCACCCATTGCAAGGTGTCCGATGGGCAGCTTGTAGTGTTCTTCGATAATCATAATCTCGGTAGAGGGCGCATAAAAATTGAAGTGTTCATTGACCATCTCGATGAGAACTATTCAGACGGCTATCGTAGAGAGTGTTTCTCTGTATTGTCGAATATCGAACTCGTTGACGACAATGGCGATGCTCTCAAACTTGCAATGCCCGACCCTATCGTGATAGAGAAGGAAGTCATTAAAGAGAAGAAAAGTATCTTAGTTTGGCAGATTTAGTAATTAGATTTTAGATTATGGCAAATTTTACAATAGCGGAAATGGTACAATCCAATACCGCAGACAGATTAAAGATTAGCAACAACCCACCAGCAAGCGTAAGGGTGCATCTGACGGAAACAATTACCCTTTTAGAGTGTATAAGAGCAGAGTGGGCAGAATATTGTGAGAGATATTCTCTCGGTACTCCTGCAATACGTATTTCAAGCGGCTATCGCTCACCAGAACTCAATAAGGCAGTAGGTGGAGTAAGAAACTCTGCTCATGTCGAGGGTTATGCAGCTGACTTGCAGCCCGTAAATGGTAAGCAGGATGAGTTTGAACGTTTCTTTGCTTCGGAGTTCTCAAAGATGGGCTATGCCTTTGACCAAATCATTATCGAGAAGTCGAAGACATCCCGATGGGTGCACGTGGGTTATAAGCGTGCGGACGGCAAGCAACGCCGTATGTGTTTTCATTTAAAAGTATAGTAACAATACAACAACAGGCGTTCTTTGACATCGTGGGGACTGGCTGAATAGTTAATTTAGCTTATAGAAATGAGGAAATATACAAAGAAACAAACTAATAATTTGTATGTATCCGAATATTATGCTAAATTTGCATCATCAAAACAGTAAATATGAGCTTTCAAATAGTAGAAATGGAGGACTTATCGGGTCCTAAAGCACATATATACTCCGTTGTTTTAGATAATGAAGAAGAAACGCTCTTAGAACAATTCTTTGACGAATATCGAGATAATGAGTTGGCGCAAGCAATGTATAATAAAATTGCAGCTATGGCAAAAAGAACGGGTTGCCGTCGAGAATATTTCAGAGAGGGTGAGGGAAACTTTGGGGATGGAGTCGTTGCCTTAGCGATTGGGAATTTACGGCTTTATGGCATATACTTTAATCAAACATTAGTTCTGCTTGGTTCGGGAGGGGTTAAAAACGTAAGAACTTATCAAGAAGATCCAGAACTAAACAAAAAGGTAGAACAAATAAAAAGTGTAGCTTCTGAAATCAACAAAGCTATTCGCGAAAAGGGAATCTCTATATCAGAAGACGGGGAATTAAGTGACTAAAAACATTGAAGTATATGATTAAGAAAAGAAAATCAAAGGGCGCATTAAGTCAAATGATTGCATCAACAAGTAAGACTGATGTTGAGAAGATGAGTAACAGATTACTACTCGCCTCTAAAATCGGTAGTGCGTTAAAAAATGCAGGCATTTCACAGAAGCGTTTTTCAGAAATGATGAACAGAACAGAGTCAGAAGTATCTTCTTGGTTATCGGGGGATAGGAACTTCACTGTTGACACATTAACAGAAATTTCAATCGCCCTAAACATAACCCTATTAGATACATCGCTACACACAATGTATTCTATACCAGCGCATATACTTTTACCTGTGAAAGAAACAAAAAAGAGTATAGCAATCACTTCTTCGTCTACGTGGAATTACTCTATGGGTTATATAGATTGTCGGGCAAAAAACAAAAAGGTAATGTAAATGGAAACGAAGAAAACTTTAGAGTTCGGCATATTAGATTTAGTAGAAGATTTATCTACAATCAACTATAATGCTAATTTTGCAGAAATAAACAAGGCAGAAATAGAATTCCAATTTGAACATAATATAGACGTAAAGCTATCTCCTGAAAGTATAATTGTAACAATGAGGGTGCATGTTATGTATAATGCCGAGGAGTTAGCAATTCAAGGTGTTAGGGCTTCTTTTATTGTTAGACCTTTCAATAGTTTTGTTAATGACATACAAGACAAAGGCTTTAACGTAACGAACCCAGACATTATCAATACCTTTATTAGTGTATGTATTGGAGCCGCTCGTGGTATGCTCGTAAAAAACTTCAAAGGTACGCCGCTTGACGGAATTATTTTGCCTTTAATTCCAATGAATGTAATAAGTGCGAATTCTACAAAAAGGAAAAGGTGATAAATTGTCACTAATTGAAATATTAATCAGCAGTCCCCACATTGTACAGAGGGCTGCTGATTTTTTTATCAAAGTACAGCAAAGCAATGGAAGAAGAATTAAAGAAATTACAGACAAGAACATTCGTAGGCTCGTACATTATAGGCGTGTACGTATTCATTATTATGCTATTTTGCGATTGTTCGCATAAGATATATGTCCCCGTTGAGAGCGTGCGTACCGATACCCTGTATCTCTCGCACCGTGACAGCATACACGTTAAGGATAGCATCGTTATGCACCACGTCATCAATACCCGTGACAGCGTGGCGATACACGATAGCGTTGTGATAGTTCAGGACGAGCAAGGCAACGTCAAGGAAAAGTTAATTATTCGCTATCGTGACCGCTGGCATGCTACTCTGGACAATCTTACACTCCAACGTCAGATAGACCGCTACAAGGCAAGCAATGATAGCCTACGTGCAACAAAGACGGAATACAAAGAAGTTCCAATACCAGTAGAGAAGAAGCTATCTCGGTGGCAGAAAATCAAGATGGATGTCGGTGGTTGGGCGATAGGCGCAATGTCAACACTCCTACTTGCTATTGTTGGATATATCGTTATTTGGTTGTTGAAGAAGTATAGGAAGATTTAATTCTTTCCAATACTTGCAATATTGGAAAGAATTTGCATAAATTCATTGAATAAATATTCCTTTTCTCTTGCATCTTTCACGATAATTTGCTAAATTTGTAGGAGAAAAGGATTGAATTCGTATTTGACATAGATTTAGGTTTTTAGTTATTATTAAGGTAAGATTATTTTTAGGATAACCCTGCAATCCGAGAGGACAGGCAGGGTTTTTCGTATAAACAAAAAAGGGAGCACCTACGTGGCACTCCCTTTGTAAATCCTAAACTTTTGAATAACTATGTTTAGTGGGACATTTATAAGGTCATTTGCCCTTGCAAAGTCCATCAGTTCTTGAAAATCTCTCTTTCCCATATCATCTCTTAACTATTAATTCATTTCCAATAATAGCTTTATTGAAAGTCACCCAATCGACAGCTATCTTTTCCTTTCGATTGCGAAAGGAAAGAGTGACGAAATACCGAGCGTTAATGTATTTCTGCTCATAAGGCAAGACGCCCTTATCTATCGTTTCGTAGTGTTCGGGTATCTCCGACTTTTCGATAACTATACCCCTTACAAGTCTATCGCTGCTATGTACGTAAACAGCAAACCCAAATGTAGCAAGGGTTACGACTGCCATTATACAAAACTTCGTTCTGCTCATGCTGCTTTCTTTTTTGTTAGACCTAATTCCTTTGCAAACTCACGCAGCTTTGTAAGACCACAGCCGATAAAGGCAGCGAGTTCCTTATTTGTCTTCAAGTGATAATTCTCTTTCAGATAGTCTGCTTGTCTATCCGTGAGTTCATATTTCTTGTGGTTTTTCTTATCCCACTCCATCATATGCCTATCAGCTTCCATTCTTGCATCTGGGTTAAGTTCAAGGGCAGCTGTTCCGCTTTCGTTGATATACTTCTCTGATACAAGATTAAGTTCGATGACATCAAGCGAACGCCTGCAATTTTCATCTTTGTTAAGGTCGATATTCACACAATCCTTACAGAGGATTTCCTCGACTTGTCCCCACGCTTGGCGCACTGAGTGAAGTCGTGCAGGCTTAAAGGTAAGTCCGAAGTTTACAGGAGGACACGATGGACACCATTCGATAAACTTATCGAACAATTCTACCGAGTAGTTGATAAGTTCGTATGCAAGGATAATATATGACTTTAAGTCACTATCCTTTATCATGTTCCTATCAAGCACTCTTTTTATTGCTTGGCGGAATAGAAAGATATGCGGCTTCAATCTTTCATCAACACTATCAAGAAAATCCATGTAAAGTTGGCGTTTATCTATCTCTGCATTTTGCATATCCTGCATATTGAGTTTCTCAAAGACATCATATCGGGACATAGCGTCTTTACACGCTTTCTTTACCCTTTGCTTGTATAGTCCTGATTCTTTGATTTTCTCTATTGCATCACGCATATAGGTATGGGCGATGTCATTCGTTCCGCCTACGATAGTATGGAATAGAGCTGAAACATGATTGAATGTTTCCCTATGTTTTTCTGTTATCTTCATGAAGTCAACTATCTCGTTTTTAGCCAACTTCTTTGCGTTAAATTCATTCATGTGCGTACTTTCCTCCTTTAATGATTTTATCGGCTGCTTCTGAACCGTAAACCTGCCATAGACCGCTTTCGTATTGGCAAATATGGTCGCCAAGTCGGGCTATCGTCCGTCCTTTGGTGTGTGTCTTTTTGAGAATTACAGCAGGCTTTCCTCCTGCATCTTTCGTCACTGCCATTACACACGGTAGGTTGTAAATATCGTTGATGTTCCTACCGTCAAATGATATGTCTAAAACTACTTTCATTAGCTAAACCATTCTTTATAAAGTTCATTCTTGCGAGTTTCGTAGTCAGTACCACGATACTCGTTTTCTAATCTTGCAATCTGCCTAAGCTTTGCCTTGACACAACGAGGAAAGAACTTTTTATTTATCTTCATCGCCTGCCCAACAAGTGCAGCACGTCTATTAATGTATTCCTTTGCTGTCATAATTTAAGCCCGTATCAGAGAACGTTAGCGCATACTCTTTCGTTTTTTATTGTGTTAGCATCTAAGCCTTATAGGGTATCAAGTCTTTTGCTTCTTCCTCCCACATGTCGCCATCGTTCCCCTCGAAATCAAGGGAAACAGTTCCGTTGCTCAAGTCTGCAAGAGTTGAGTAAATCCCCACGACTGTCATAGGGAATCCGTCTTGCTTATTGCAGACTTTATCCCCAATCTTAATATCACGAATATCCATGATTACTCTCCTATCTCCTCATGATATTGTAGTAAGGCTTCTCGAATACGCCTTGCGGCTTCTGTTGCTTGCTCTTGAGTACGAAAATAGTTGAGAGCATCCCAAAGTTTGTTGTCAAAAGTGCTATAAGTATCGTCTAAACTTTTAACTGTTAAATCAACGTCAATAAAGTAGTAGTCTCCACCTTTCTTCGCTCTCCACCTAATCTTCTCCACTCGCTTCTCTTCTGCATTCCACCGAAGTCCCTGCTCTTTCATCTTGTCGAAGAGGAGTTGCTTTTCTTCCTCGGTGGCATAAGACAGAATTTCATTGCCCCATCTCCCATTTGAAGAATCATAAATTAAAAGATTTCCATCAGCATTTATGCCAGCATAAAATAAATGAAAACCAAGTACATCTGAACCTTTATAAATAAAAGCGTTATGTCTTTTTCCATTTACAACAACTACAAGCACATCCCCGTCCTTGAACTCTTGTAATTCCTCTTTTTCTTCTTTCTCAAACATCACACTTTTTCCCTTAACGATTGCCTTGCAACCCTCTGGAATGGTGATTGTATCACCGCATTGTAATTCTACTTTCATAATTCCTTTTATTTTATTAGAATAATAATCTTTCTGTGTATTTCTGTTCCTTTCCAATAATGAAGTCACAGATAAAGTTCCTTGCATAGTCTGGAGAGATTAATGACCTCTCCATGCTGCATACGCCTGCCTTTGGAGAACTGCTTGCTTTCATTATCGTCTTTCGTTCCTTATCGTTCTGAAAAGAACGTCCATACGTTGGCTCGCAGTTGAAAAACCAATAAGCCGTAGGTTTGATATAATAATCTCCACGTAGCATTCTGTTTTTATCAATCATAGTTGGCTTTGGGAAATTTTGTCCCGTAATAAGATAATTCGGTTCTGTCGAAGGGTTTTCTATTATCAATCTTAGATTCCTACTATATGCAATCCATAGTAGCTTATAGAGTAGTGTGTGAAATTCTGTTCTTAACTTTAATCTTTCCAAGGTTAATTCAATCTTCTCGCACATAGACTTCTTGCGATAGTTTATACTCGTTAGATCAAAGCAAGTCTGTTGCAGTGATTCAAAGTATATGCATGGGAAGAAGGCAATGATTAGGTCTTCTTTGGTTATTTCGTCAAATAGACTTGCCCCCCCCGCATAGCATGTTTCGATTTCCTTAAATAAATCGGTAACATTATCTGTTTCTCCAAATTGATTCTGAATGTCGTAGTCTTCTGCCTCATATCCGAGCTTGATGAACTCGTTTTTGAATGTTCCTGACTGTTCAAAGAAACAATGAACCTTTCCTTTAATGTTCATACTACTTTCTCTTTTTACGTTTCTTCTTTCTTTTACTTGCGTAGGGTGTTGACCCTGCACGTGACTTGCTCTTTTTGTTGGATAGATAGCTGCAATCTATCATTTCTGCATGGTTTTTATGCACAGGAATGATATATTATCTTCTTAATTCTTCCATACGCTTTTATTTTAACGTTATTTCTTTCCTTTAATCACTCTCATTCTAACTGCTCTTGGCTTATCACACAACTCACGATTAACCCAAATAGCGTTATCCTCGTAATAGTCTGTGTCAAATGGAGCGAGTTTGAAAACCTCATTGTCAAAATCAATAGCACACAACATCATTTCAATATCTATTGTGGGATGTTTCTGATGGTAGATGATGATTTCGCTATGTTGAAACTTATATCTTGCGAATTGTTCTTGTGTCATAAGTCAATCTACCAATTCAAAACTATACGCTACCACAAGAGGGTTAAATCTCCATACTTCTCCGCCACACACTTTATACATAAGCGATGCAAAGGCTCTCATTGCTGTTGTGTTGTATATAGGCTCAACGTATCTGTTTCCTTTACGTATGTATGTTTTGTTATAAAAATACATACAACCACCAGCATAGCCATCCTTTCTTATGCCTTCTCGCATAATATCATCGTCTGATATATCCTGCAAACGTTCAATTTTAACATCTGTAATTCTGATGTGATGAGGGAGCAAGTTAGCTTTCACAAACATTTTATTAGTCCAGCCAGCCTTATACTCCTTACGTGGCATACCCACTTCATCAAGTATAGCATCGCTGTGCATCGGTAGACATTCAATAATGTCCTTGTATGGCTGTGCAATCGCTACCACCTCACCAACCTTGTAACGCGGATAGTTCTCTTTTGGAAGATTATAAATTCTCCCCTCGTAATCAAAGAGCCATTTACCATTGTCAAAAAAAACTTTTGATGGATATACTCGAATTAGTTTACCATCTACCTTTTTATCTAATGTCAGGGTAAATTTTCGCCTTGTCATCGTCTTTGCTCCACTAAGCACTGCCTGTGTAAGGAGGTACTTATCATTAAACATTATCTTTTTCATACGCTTACTTCATTAATTCGGGGTTGTCGTAGATGTTACCTCTAACTTCTATATCAGACAATACACCTGCATCAAAATCACTATCTAAAACAAAATTTATTAAAGACCAAGTAGTTGTTTTTTTCAGGATAGATACACCATATCTTTTGGATATACAGACTACCCCTAAAAGTTCCTGTCCTTGAAAAAGTATATCCCCCTCAAAGATTTTCTTTCCGTTCTTATCGGTCAGCCCTGTGTACTGCCCAATGGTGTCTGGGTTGACATAACACCAGTCAAGCACATCTGCAGCACCTTTACTTATATTAAAGTAAATTGCAGGGTCGATTTTTTTTGATACAACAAGTGAACCATATACCCAACGGCCATTTGCACGTTTCCCTCTGAATAATATTTCTCTTTCCATATTATCTTCTTGTATTAATAGATTGAACTCTGTGTATTATAGAAGTTTTACCATACCTCTTAGTGTACTGATATTTTGTCATTCCGTTTGCATCAGTGAAATAAACCCATTCGTTACAGTCTAAAAACCGATAAACCTTTACTCCGTTACACTCAAACAAGAACTGTACATTGTAGTCTTTCAACCTTTGCTCGTACTCCTGTTTCCGTATCTGCTCCTTTGTCAGCTTCGGTTTAGGCGGTTCTGGCTTTTTCCCAAACTCATAGCCACAAGAACTGACTGCAAACGCTAACACTGATAATAAAATTAGTTTCTTAATCATAATTGTTTCTTTTATTCTGTTGGTAACTCTGGTACTTCCATCCAATATTTAATATCACTTTGATAACCAACTGTGTCCCAATACCTACTATCAGCTTTATATTTACAAGTATGGCAATATCCATTCTGTGCCATAACTAAATAGCGACCACTTTCCTTAGGTAAATCACCGTCTGCAACCTTATGCCAAGGGCTTGCTGGGTTTTCATCTGCCCATTCTGCACCTTTCCAAAAAGCGCATTCTAACAAATCTGTGGCTCTCGGACTAAATTCATAGTTAGGCGTAGACAACAATGTTTCTGTTATTGACGTTGATACTGCTTCTTCTATTTGTTTCTGTCGTATTTTTTCTCGTGTCATCGTTGATAATTGCTTATTAATTCCAATACCCTTTCCTTAAACTCTTCTTCCGTATCACAGAAATAATAATCTTCTGCATTATCGTCCGTGTCATAAACTACACCGTCTTTGTAGAATATCACCCAACCTTCATCTTCATTCGGCATGGCTTTTCTTGTGTGATATGGTGCAATAAGTCCGTTATACCTATCGCATTCTGGGTAATCTATTGGGAATAGTCCTACGCTTCTAAGCCAATCTCTTAGGTCTTCTGTATTCTTATTTATATACGCTGATTTCATAATCCTAATGCTTGTTTAATTCGTTTTTTGTAATCCTCGTTGGCTGCCTGCTGGGCTTGTGAGAAAGATGCAAAGTTTGCAATAAATTGACGGTTATAAAACAAAAGATGCCCCCTTCTGGTAAATTCTATTAAGTAACGACAATCGCATGGATACGCTGCAACAAAGTCTCTATCAGGGTGGTGCAATCCTCGCCACTTAAACTCTGGTATACTCTCCATCGCGCTTTCCACCACGCTCTCACGCCCTGCGTTGAAAGCTGCCTTGATGTCGCTTTCTTGATACAAAGGCGTATTAGGAAACTTGCCATCTTTGAAGTAGATAGCATTCTCTTTTGCCTTTGTAAGATGCTCTTCTGCTAAATCTTTCTGTTTCATAACTCTTCAATTTCAAATTCTGTTTTAGGAACTCTGCCTGTCATATATGAATTATAAGTTCTTTTCCAAATGAGTTATAAAACTACTAATCTCTTTGTTTAACAATTTCAGCTTATCAACAAAATCGGTAATGCTATCATCTTCTGTCTTGTGCAGGCGGATAGACCAGCTGCAATCTGAGATTTGTAAGAATGTATTACGCATTTTTTCTCCATGCCATGTTGTACAACCATCAAAACAAATTACATTACCCGTTGATGGTGAACTTTCCTTGTTTAACCAAGTCCTTTTATTGTATGTTTCTATACATTTCATAATCCTAATGCTTGTTTGATTCGTTTCTTGTAGTCCTCGTTGGCTGCGTCCATAGCTTCCTCTAATGTGTCGTACCATTGGGTTAGCGTTTCATAGATGGTCGCAAATGCGTATCGTGGTTCATCTACTGATGCAGATTTATAGATATAATAGATAAACTCAAATATGCCATTGTCAGCTATCAGCCCCTCTCGTGTTTCCTTAAATAGAAGTCTTGGCATATTCTCCACGACGCTCTCACGCCCTGCGTTGAAAGCTGCCTTGATGTCTTTTTCTTGATACAAAGGCATGTTAGGAAAGTTGCCGTCTTTGAAGTAGATAGCGTTCTCTTTCGCCTTTGTAAGATACTCTTCTGCTAAATCTTTCCGTTTCATATTGAATTGCTTTAGTTATCTCCTGTTTGATTCCCCCGTTATCGTTACTCTTCTTGTGATAGCGTGTAGCCTGTCGACCACCCTATCACCATATTTAGCTTTCAAATGGTCCTCGTCTAAATTGGTGGAGAACATCAGCAGCTTGCCGTCACGTTCCGCCGAATCAACCAGCTCGGCAAACGGCACACGCTTGTTTCCGTAGATATTGGAAATATCCTCCGTCCCCACGTCATCAACATAAATAACATGTCTGTTGATAATCTCATCGGGTGACTTGTTGAGTTCGTTTGCCGTGCAGATTGTTACCACCTTACGGCAATAGTGATTAAGCAGCAAGGGAATTATCCTCATACCAATCAGTGTCTTTCCAACACCGCAATTACCAACAAGCATTAATCCTTTTCCTTTGTTATCAGTGAGCCACTGAACTATCTTCTCATAGTCAGCGTTCCACTTTGCAGCATCACCACAGAAATACTTTAATCCTCCTTTAAGGTGCGTTCCTGCATTCGGTACACTGATTTGCACCTTATCGGGTAACGGCTTGTACGTTGTGTCTCGTAACCGCTCAATGGCGTTTTTGAAGTCTATTTGTTCCATTACCAATCGCTATCTTTATCGTAATTCATTTCAGATGATTTAAGGGCGGTAGTACTCTTTTGCACTTTCTCCCTGCTTGCCCACGTTTGCAATCGTTTTGCGGTTTCCCACGTCTTTTCGAGTTCAAAGCGCATCTTTGTGCCTGACTTATTTAATTCACTCCAGTAATCAAAGAAAGCTCTTATCACTTCCTTTGGATATTGTTTAAGGTATGAAATAAGACTGTTATAGAAGTCTGTTTTTCGCTTCTCAACCTTATCAGAGCCCTGCCCTTGGTCTGCCCTTGGTTTGCCCTGTAAAGATTTTTTAACCTTGCAACACTCTGTGCTACATAGAGTTATCTCCACCCCTAGCCCTGCCCTTGGTCTGCCCTTGGTCTGTCCTTGTTTTTCCAAAGTGGAGAGTGAAGAACGTATTTGTTTTAATGAATAGTCTGTATCTTTGGCTATTTGTTGATATGTGGTTGTAATTACATTATTCACCGCCTTTGCCTTTAGGTACACAAGGATAAGTCCGTCACGTGGACGGGAGAACTTGGATAAGATGTCATCATCTAACTTTATCATAATCTACAATGTATCATTGGATGTATCACCGCTTCTCCAACACGAGGTTTAAAGTGTTCGCATTTGAGTAGGGTGCTTGCCACCTCACGCACCTTTGTTATTGAGCACTCAGAAACGATAGGGTTTACAGGTATTGATCGCATGAGGTATGCGAAACGGCACTCAAAGCATGTGTGTGGTTCGACATTTTTCTTTGCCATGTTATGTTTCCTTTCCACACCACGCATCAGTGCATCTCCAATATCCAGCAACAAACGCATCTATGAGCGTTGCGTTAGGGTGTTGTTTCAACCACTGTTCTGCATGTAGTTCAATTTTACTTTTTGTACTCATAATTAAATAAGTTTTAGTTATGCGCCTTGAGCAGGGTTCGAACCTGCTTTCTATCTAATCTGTCGGGCATACTATCATACTGTTGCTTTAGCCTTATTATCATTAAAAAGGCTACCGCTGTATCGGAAGCCTTTTGTTGGTAGTCACGAAGTTTATACATCATATCCTTATCCCTTTCTCATCACTCAATTTCTTTACTAATACTGAATAATACTTAATCAGATGTTCAAGTTCAAAGCAAGACCACTTCTTTGTACTGTGTGCTTTAACTTCTAATAACTGAAACCGCTGTGTTCCTATCTTCTTGATAAGGTTCTCACGATACCCGATAAGGTGGTCGGCTGAAAATCTGTTACAAGCCCTACATTCGCTCGAAACATTTTCTTCATCAAAGCGAGTACTCATATGTCTGCGGCTGTGGTAATGTCCTGCATCGGCTTGCTCAAATGGCTTTATCTTCCCACACGATATACACCTGAATGTGCCGTTAGGGAAAGCATCTCGCAATCTGATATACTGACTAAATACCTTATCCAGCTTCTTTACCAAAGTAGCTTGGCTTGCTTGCCGTTTCTTTGGTTTATCTGTTTTTTTCTTCTTCAAATAATACATAGTGATTTTGTTTTGTGCGCACTTGTGGAATCGAACCACATCGGGGCAAGTTTCTTTCTGCATGCCATTATCTTTCAGGTCTACCATTCCTGTACTAGATGCGCAAAATATACGGCAGACAAACAATCATGTCAACCTCCACGCCCATCGTGGTGTGCAAGACGCTACTTCGGAAATTTTCAAGCCATACTTATTCGCGAATTTTTCTGCCTTTACTGATTTCCTTTTTGCGCTCCACCCTCATCGGATTGTACACTTCCTAACTTCGGATTTATTACACCATGCCGTATTAGTCAATGTAGGCGGACTCGAACCACCACTGACAGAACCAAAATCTGTTGTGCTACCATTACACCATACATCGGTTTGCCCCACCGCTGTGAGGCTGTGAAAATAAACTATTAAATATTATGAGTTACAAAAATTGTGCTTTGGGCAGGAGTCGAACCTGCATTTACGTCTAAATCATATCCTAATCTTTTCGCAGAGGGATTCGAACCCACCAGCTTGTACTTCGCTTCTTCTACGTCTCGATTAACTGACGCGTGCTACCATTACACTATGCTACTTCGATTAAGAGTATGTGCGTCTACCAATTCCGCCACCAAAGCAAGTGTGGGGACGATTCCCCACGTTGTTGAACAATTAAAAACTTATTATGAAAAAAAGTGAGTTACAAGTACTCTTTGTTTCTTTCTATTTCTATCTCCATCTGCTGAATGAGTATTGCTTCATCTGCCGATGGTATGTATATACCTGCTTCTTGTGCAGCCCAATTTCTGAACCTTTCTATTGACAAACTCATTTCTGCCGTATCAAGGTCAGCACTGCTTCTAAGCACCTTTATCCTGCCTAAGTACTTATCTTCCTTTTCTCGGATAAACAAGTCAGGGTTTACAAGTTTCTTATAATATTGCTGCTTAACCCATTCAAGAGTGTTACCTGTCTGTGTGCCAAAATAAGCAAGAATAACGTGCAGATACTTATTCTGTGGTAAACTTCTTCTTGGCTTTTTCTCGGTCAAGTCTACGATTACCCCACTCTCGGCTAACTTCTTAGCACGAAGCAGGAAGTTAGCCTTATCAAGTGGGGAAGAAAGATTATATATCATTAGAATGGTGTATTATCTTCTACTTGTGGCGGTTGATAGGTAGGTTGTGCGGGCTGCTGATATTGTTGCTGTGGTATATTAGATAGCAAATGCTGAATGCCCCATGCACGAATGCTATTGAACCAACGCCCATTGTATTCATGAGCGTCAATATCAAAACTAACCTTAACTTCCTCATTCAACTTGATTGAAAACTGCTCTATCCTATCTGCGCCAAAGACGTTGAAAACCATCTTCTTTGGATATTGTTCATGCGTTTCAATAACATACTCTTGTGACTTCCATGGTTCACGATCAGAAGTGCCTTCTCGTGGTGGAAGTACAGCTATTACTCTGCCTTGTAAATCCATATTATGGTTCGTTAAATAGTTTCTTGTCTGTTATCAATTCTCTATTCTCATTCACAAACCGAATGAAATCCTCACACCTCTGTCGAAGTATAGGAATGTCTCGATTCGGATTAAACTCATAGCTTTCGGTAAATGTTTCATAGTTATACTTTCCAATCACCGCAACATTATACTCGAAAGTCCTTACATCATTACCCATCTGCAACAAACAGAATGGGTAAACCAAATGTTGGTTATTGCGCTTGTACTTTCCTACGCTATATTGGCTTGCCGTTTTGATGTCGTGTACAGACAAAGGCAATAACTCGTCAATGAAGCCATAGAGTTTCACTTCGCCAAAACAAGTTGAGAGAATACCCTCAACGTATTTCTGCGTTACTGCGCCTTGATAGTAATCGGCAAATTCTTTACACAATGTGATAGGAAAATAAAAGACACGTTCACCTATCTTTGCATTAAGTCCTATAACTTTCGCTTCTGCATCATAAATCTTTTCAACTTCTATATTATCAGACTTCCGATGCTCAATCATGCAGTCTACAACCTCATTGAAAGCCGTACCTTTTGCAACAGCTTCATTGTCATAAGGTACTCTGTTTATGCGGTCAATAACAGATTGAAACTGCATATCGTGGAACTCTTCGGGAGTATGTGGGGGCGTGCCACAGAACCCCCAATACTTTTCCCAAATAATGTCACTATCCACATATTGCTGATAGGCATCAAGCAAAGATGGATAAATATTATAATTAGGCTGCTTTGTCTTCATAAGCCTTTGTGTCTTTGTTGTACACCAGACCAAGTTCTTTCACCCTTGCAGAGAACAACGAGCGAGCCTTCATTAATGAACTGCCTACGTGCTTATAATCATTGATATGCTCTGCAAAGTAATTTGCACTCTGTGCATCTGTGATTTGAGAAACGCCATCTTCAATCTCTGACAAGAGAGCGTTATATTTCTTGATTTCATCTTCCTTTGCAGAGAGCATACCAAGATAAGGGGCAATAACAGAACGTTCGATAAAATCGTTCTTTGCCGTTGGTTTGCCTTGCGCATCTACAATGGTAGGAATGGTCATAACGCCAGGTAGATTACACGTGTTCTTGCCGTCATTACGACTTGTAGGGTCAAATGTAATCGTGCGCATCTGTCGTCCGTTATCGTTTCTCATCTCGAGATACCCGAGCAGGTCAAGTTCAGTAACAATAGCATTGTAGGACTTTTCTCGAAGAGCAGGGATAAAGACTGTGTCATCACCCTCTTTACGAGTGTCACGATGAGCAACAAATACAACATTCTTGTTAAGGCTTCCTACTGTTCGAGTAAGCCAAGAAAATTCTTGATTGATGCCGCCCCAGTCTCTTATCTGAGGTTGACGAGAACCACACTTATAGGTAATGATGAAGTCCATCATTTTACCGATTGTGTCAATAACAATAGTCTGATACGCTGACAAATCCTCTTGTAGCACATCTTTCACGTCTTGCCAACTACCGACCTGTACGGTATCAATACCTTCCAAATGAGACATATTGATACGCTTAACACCGTTATCGAAGTCCAATAGTAGAGGCTTAGGTGTCGAGAGTGCAAGCGTACTCTTACCCATACCAGCCTGTCCGTAAATCATCATCTTGATTGTGTTCGGAATACTCAATTCCGATGCTTTTCTAATCAATGTCATAATCCTTTAATTCATTAGTTATTATTAATCGGTTTAATCTCATTGTCGCAAATGCTTCTTGTATTTCTTTCTTTGAGTAATATAAAGGAGAGTTTACCGCATCACCCTTGCGAGCATGGATTAGCCCTTGTTTCTCTAATTCTTGAAATGTCTTAAAATCTATCTTTCTGAATTTAAGCCATTTCTTGACTTCTGACAGCCTTAGTTTGTCTTGTGGTGGGTCATAATCTTTAATAGCAAGGTTATATCCAACACGGACGAAATCAGCAATGATACCGCCCAATTCAGAAATAGTAAGATTATTCATCAATATCTCTGAATGATAGTTATATGCCCTACCTTCTCTTTCTTGGTAGTGGCAAATTTATTATTCATAGGGTCGCAACCCTCATATCGGTTTTGCCTTGTGCATTCGGTAGTTACTGAATTGGCAGTGTAGCAACTCAATGGGACATGTAGCTTATTACCAGCCCCGATGTGCTTGAATAGTCCAGTAATACTGTACTTTCTATCTTTTAATGTTCTTTCCATATTCTTCTTTTTGTTTCGTGGGCATTGAGGACTCGAACCCCACTAAACTACCATAGATGCCCTTAAAATCCTCACTATTCTCACGAACCATGAGGAGTGACCATGATTAAAACTACTAACCTAATTATAACTTTGTCCCCACGTATGGACTCGAACCATACACATTGCGTTAAACGCCCTTTGTAGGGTAAAAACCTACTATTCTCACGAACCGTAGGTAAATCATAAACAATAATTCAAATATATTACGAAATAACACTATTAAGAAAATCAAAATTCAACTTCTTAGACTGATACTCTTTCTTGAACTTTTCAGCTTCAATCAAGAAATCATCTTCTAACGCCTTTATGTCTTCGAGAATATCGAAAAGGCTTCTATTATCGTCTGCCATATTCTTCTTTAAATTGGTTATACACATCTTTAAAACTATCTCTTGCCTGCCAAATGTATTTAGCAACGGCAGCGGTGCAAGTTAATGCACCGACTGCAAAGAAAATCTGTATCATGCTATCTCTCTTTCTATTTCATTTAAAAAATCATTAGGAGTATCAACTCTCTTATTGTTCTCGTAAAGCTCTAAATCTACAATAGAACAGTCTATTGATGTCGTCTCATAATAGTCAACATCGCTATCATAATAGCCATCATAAGTGAACTTAGCCCTAATGTTAGCATATAACGTATCTTCGTTGTTTTCATCAACGTCTACCATTATATCAATAGTATCTTTTCGTGAGTCCATAGCCCAATTCAACTCATCAACGATTTTCTCTTTGAGAATATCTAACTCTTCTTTTGTCATAATCAATCAGTTTTTAGTTCATTCGTACGCACACCCTAATCGAATAGTAGCGACCTTATTTCATTCGCAGTGTGCGTTATATATTCATTCAGCGAGACAGACCCCTAACCTGCCTACTCTCTTACGTATAGAGGGTTTTCGTAGCGTTATTTAATCTCTATATTTACTTCTGCCATCTGCAAGGTCGTAGATTGTCAGTCTCGCTTGCAGCTTTTCATTTTCAATATCTTTTTGTCTCAATAGTTCAAAAATCGCTGTAAACACTTGCATTTCTCAACTAAAAGGTTTACCTTTGCTGTTGTACTAAACTGTTTACAGTGCAAAGGTACTAAAGATTTCTGTACTACCAAAGAATAATACAGATTTATTTAGTGTTTAACTAATATTTAACATTGCGAAAGGTTCGTTTGCAAATACACCTTATATCAAAGAATATGAAAAGATTAGAAGCAGAAAGATTAGCTATATATGGGCTTGTATTGCTTTCACTAATTCTAAGTATTATATCGCTATGCAATTCACACCCTTGCACAAGTGGGTTGGATTACATAGGTGTGATAGTAGGCATATTATCATTACTCGTTACTATATTGATAGGATGGAATATATACACAGTAATAGACTTCAACAAGAAAAAAGAGGAATTGTCAAAAAACGAAGCAGTACTGAGTGATTTGATATTGCGTGTAAACAATAATACAACTGCCGACTCGGCTGCATTAGAGTTTAACTTCGCATATTTATACGCATATCTCCTTACTAATAACGAGCCTTTGGGGCTTGGTTTTTGGTATATAAACCATACCCTAAATGCCATATTAAAATATTCCGAGATAGCTAAATACAAAGAGTGTAATGCACTTGTAGAAATGCTATTATCAACAATAACAGAACCGCCAAAAATAAAAGTAAACAAGAAAAGGAAAGAAGATTTATTGAAACTTGTCTTGAGCATTCATGGGATAGGCAATATTGATAAGTATAGCGACGTTCTCTCTTTCGTTTCGAATCTTGGAGAATAGAATCGGTGATGCTACCTGCCATATAATTACATACTTCCTTTGGAAGTGGATTGATTATACTTTTCTTTTTCATACAAAAACGTTCTTTGACTTATTGAAACAACCGATTTCTAATGGGTGTTGAACTTGTTTACGAAGTAAATCTGACCTTTACCAGTCACTTTTGTTGTGATAGTCGTGTGTAGTACACCGTTGTTACCACTTCTCACACCCTTTTTGAGTTCAAATAAGCCCATATCAACATACTTCTGATTAGGAATGTTGTAGCGTTCTCCTTTCGTGCCGAGATAGCCGTTATCTCGCATCCATTGGAAAAGTCGCTTTTCTCCCATAGGAGTGCCGTTCTGATTGATTAGCTTTGCGAGTTCACCAATCAAGCAGGAAGAAACAGAACCGCTGACCGCATTTGTGAAGGTAATAGCAGGTTGGGCAGCTTTTACGGATTGTTCTGCTTCTATACGTTTCTGTCTTTCGTCTTTGAGAGCCGTAGCGAGCTGGATAAGGTAGTCGGGGTCGGTTAGCGTGCGTTCTATGATGTTATCCGTCATGTAAGCACCATGTTTACGGATTGACGGCAAAACCTCCTTAGTAACCCATTTACGAAAGGCTTTCGCTTCGGGTTTACGGCTGTCGAGGATTACATCGTACAAGCCGTCTTCATTTACAAAGTTCGCATTTTGTACACCTCCTGCCGTTACAAGGGGTTCGGTTGAAACGACCCCCTTATCAAGTCGTTCCCTTACGTGTCCTTGTTGCAGTCCAAGAGCATTACACACATCAGCAAGGCAAAATAATGGATTATCCGTTGTCCCTGTCGTCCTTACTTTCCCAAATTGAGGGTTTTCAAAAATTCTTAACTCGTTCATAAAAAATTGCGCCCAAACTATAATAATTAAAGAATAAACATACCAGAGGAAGAGGAGTCGAAAAGAGCAGAATCCACCCTTACCCATAGTGGGAGGGATTTTGCTCTGAACTTTATACCGAGAGTTCTCGTCGCCGTTCTTCGCCCACTTGTTAAGACAAATTCAACAAGTGACATGAGGCATTCCGATATTGTCATCGTCTTGCAGCGCATCCTCACTCATATCCTGCGCCCTCGCTTGCTCCCTTTGCGAGAAATAAGACTACCCCAAGGCGGCTGTGGTCGTGAAAGGTAGAATTGAGGTCGGTTGTATATAAACAAAAACCTCTGCAAGTGGTCAAGCCTTACAGAGGTGAAATATCTAAACTCCCAAATGGGATAATTTAGCGATGTCAGTCGCATTTCTTGACCAAATGCGATTGCAAAGATACTACATAATTCTGTATTAACAAAATAAAATCAGAAAAATATGGAAGAAAAAACTAAACGCTTTTTTAAAGTCCTTGACACTCTGGACGTTAGCGGATATAAACTAAGTAAACAAAGTAATCTTGTTACTCAACAAAAGTTGACGAATGCAAGAAAGGGAAGGAATACCATTAGTACAGATATAGTAATGGAGTTATCCCGATTGTATAAGCAAGTGAACCCAGACTATATTCTTATCGGTGAAGGTCCTATGTTTCTCACTGGTGACATAACTCAGTCTGGCGATGCCAACAATGCTAACAATAGTGGGACGATAAACAACGACAACCGCAGGTACTATCAAGGTTGCAACAAGGAGAACTCGCAGGAAATATCAGAACTCGGAGAAAGAGTAACCGCATTAGAAGGCGCACCTACAATCAGCTACTCGCAGGGCAAGCCATACTATAACGTGGACTTCTTAGGAGGTTTCGACATCATTATCAACGACCAGACGGTCAACCCAGAGTACCTCATCGACTTCAAGAAATATGAAGATGCGGATTGCTGGTGTAATATTTCGGGTCAATCAATGGAGCCGTTAATCTCAAATGGTGACATCATAGCCATTAAGCAGCTTAACGATTGGCGAGAGTTCCTACTCTATGGAGAGGTGTATGGTATTGTCACAAAGGATATGCGTACGGTAAAACTCGTTACCAAGTCGCCAAAGGGTGATGACTACCTCCATCTTGTTCCAGTCAATAAGTCAGAAGAATATCAGCCGCAGGATATTCCAGTCAAGCTGATTACGCACGTGTTTCAAGTACTCGGTTGTATGAAGAAATTATAATTATTGACTAACAATTGACTAAAGCGACAACTTAACACAATATAAACAATTGATTATCAATAAATAATAATTACATAACACTCCGCTTGTGGTTCTGAATGTCGTGGGTTCGAATCCCACCACCCACCCTTCAAAAACTAAGCGGAAGTCTTTAATGACCTCCGCTTTTTTCTTTTATATCATTACCTGCCAAAAACAACTTGGAATATTGCACGCCAAACAACAATACGATCTTAGGTATTAGATTCAT